TGCTGTTCGCAAGGCGCGTCAAGTTTCATTCGTCAGCAATACCTATATAAAGATGGTAGGTAGCGTTTGCTGTCTGGCAAACCCAATGGCTGTAGAACGAGTTGCTCGGCTCAGACGTGACGATATCCTCATCCTCACGATAAATAGCCGCTTCGCACCAGGAGGGTCCATTGTGGCGTGGGATGCAGCGAACATCCATGTGCATACCATCGGCGAAGATAACGGATTCGAACTCAATCTCATCCTGCTCTTTGCCGTCATCGGTATACTGCTTGATTTCGTTCATTCGTTTCTGGCTGATGGTAAGGCACTTGACGAAAACCTTGCGGAAATTTGTGAGATTTTCGTATATCATGCACACTCGCATGATGGCGCTTGTCAAGGCATCGACAGAACCAGGGTCGTTGCAAATCGCAGTCTTGTCGAAACAGCCAATGCCGTGCCCTGTCCAGAATCCGCCTTCATACAGGTGAACAGAAGCCGCATAGCAAAGACAACCATCAGGTTTGCAAAGCTGAATTTCGAGTGTGCAGCCATCGTATGTTTCATCGATTTTGCGCTTGTACACATCGAAGCTGATGTTATCAGGCACTTCCCCGCTGCCGTCCCAATGATAGGGATTGCAGCGAATAAGAAAGAGTTCTGCGATTCCTTTTGCATAAATTTTCGTCATACCGACCTTTTGTTTGAACATAGGACTCATAATCCTTCTCCCTTCTCTTCGTTCAGCAATTCGCGTGCATGGTCGAGGACTTCCTTTGCGACAGGCTTACCGCCTTCGTTCAGAGCGAGGAAAACTTCCAGAACTTCCGCACGGGTCGCATTCTGGTCAAGTTCAGCAACACCAATGGAAGCATCCATGAACCAGTTTTTATCCAGAACGGAAAGGTCGTTGTAAAATACACCTTTGTACGGGAATCGGTTCTCGTAAAAAGCAAGCAAGGTCAACATACGCTGCTTGCCATCAACGATTTCGTAGTAGTTGCCATCGTCGTTTGCGCGAATAAATGGCAACTGCTTGAAGACGAAACGACCAATTTCGCGTCCTGCGAAGATGCTGTCCAGCAGCTTTTCCCTGTCCTCCTCATCCCAAACAGAACCACGCTGATAATCGGGATTGAAGTCAACGCCGAACAGGTAGTGATAATTGAGAAGGGAGTACACGTTGCGGTCCGAGTAATGCATACGGGACAGCACAGAGTCACGCTTTGCAAACTGCGTGTCTTTGTCATCATCCAGCGGGCGAACGTTCGTCCAAGCACAACAGGAATAGTTGTCGCTGTTTGGACCGCTACGGATAAGGTACATGTGCCCGTCTTCCAGAATCTCATCAACAACACAGTTCAGAAGATAACCCACCTGCACCTTGTCGCCGACAGCAAATCGGTAGGAGGGTTCCCCTGCCTGCTTGGCGGTATGATAGGCCCTTTCGTAGGAATAGCCTTCGAGTGCTGCTTGTTTCAGGTTGATTTTTGTGATTTCTTTTCTTGCACTTTTCTTAGCCATTGCGATTCTCCTTAACCAATCCGATGAACTCCGAACAAAACAGCAGGAAGAAGCTGTTCATACGGAGTGTATTGGGCAAAATCGTAGATTTGAGCCTCATCGCTGATGATGTATCCGCCAGGGCAGGATTCGCCATCGTCATTGGAACTACCGTTGTCCTCAAGACCTCGGCTTTTGAGCTCGTTGAGGTAATCCTCACGCATAGCATCGTATGCTTCTTCGGGAGTAGAATACTGCTTTGGATTTACCTTTGTGAAAAGATGGCCATCGTCATCGGTAAAAGTTTTTGTGATGATAAACATAATTTACACTCCTTTTTTTGTAAGTACGCAAAAAGGCGGACCTCCAGATATTGGAAGTCCGCCTTCAAGCAAAATGTGAATTGTACGAAAGGCAAAGCACCTTTTCAATTGCTGGTATCTATCGTACAATTCTAATTGTATGAGTCTCGCACGAATGTGCAATGGTCTTTAGCCAAGCATCGTCACGTCCCCATCGACATACCAGATGTACTGCTTCCAGTTAGAAGCGGTCGCACCATGGATGAGCTTCAGCGCAGAGGCCGGAGGTACGCGGCTCGGCTCAAACGACGTTTCACAATGTTTTTCCAGGCCATATTTCCGCAGAACAATGCTCGGCATGACTCTGCCAAGCTCGTACCACTTGCGAGACGGAATACGGCTGCAATGTTCGCGGTGAATTTCAGCGTATTCCTGCTGGAATTTGTGAATGGCCCGAAGCAGCTGACACATCGGGCAGGTATTAAGGATGCCAGGGTCCTTGTAGCGGTATACTACAAGACGATATTTATCGTGTTCCTTGGTGGTCAGAACGACACCAAAATAGTTTTTTGCCATGATATTCTCCTCGTTTTAGTAGTTAGTACCATACTCCAGGGCGTAATCCGGACGCTGATATTCGACGACCGGCTTTTCCCAAGAGCAGATGGGTTCAGTATTGGCGCTCGGAAAATGAGAGCTGATTCCGTTGGTGGCAAGCAAAGCTGCCGTGCAATCCGCAATCTGTGCAAGAAGCTCAGGATTCCATCCAAAGGTGTCATCTCCGGTCAGCTGCTTGCACAGGACTTGTGCCGCTCGAAGAATTTCAGTGTCTTTGGATTCCTGCTGAATAGGTTTCGGTGAAGCAATTGTGACATTTCGTGCAATGACGTTTTTGGGCAATGGCTCATCGCCCCATTTTCCTTCGTAAATCTCACGGGCATAGAAGCCGTCTTTATCGAACTCGTCAAGTCGAACCCAATGGTCGGCTTCCCAGGTTCTTTGAGCGATTCCGTCTGGGTTAATAGTAACCATCACACGTTCATCGTGTGCGTTGTTTCCCCAGTGAGCTTCAGAGTCATTGCCAAACTCCTGGATGAGAAGTTTCCTTGCAAGTTCACCATCGGTCAGCGCAGCCAGTTCTTTGATTCGTTTTGTGTTCATGCTTTTTACTCCTTTTCAAACAAAAAAAGCAGGCCCATCGTGAAGATGAGTCTGCCTAATGTGTCAGTTTGTGAATTGTACGAGCGCTAAAATGCGCAGATGTTATCTATCGTACATTCACAATTTTAACGGCATCGCAAGCAGCGTCAAGCTGTAGCAGCGGCGTCGGTCTTTGCTTTTTTGGCCTCCGTGTATGCTTCATAGGCTGCGTGGTATTCACTCAGCTTAATCTGCGTAGCGGTGTCCGGAGTCTTGGTGATGCAGGAAGAAAATTCAGAGGAGTAATACCCATAAACATTCCCCTGCTCATCATCCCAAAGCTCTGTGGTAATACGTCCTTCACCGTGAAAATCGGCCCACCAAAACTGATTGGCGAGGAACTTCTTGCCGTTTACGTTCTTGCAGACTTCATCTTCCCACAAGCAATTCATGGGCGAACGCTGCTTGAAGACAACAAACCCGTGAGGGTCACGGCGTTTCATAACCTGGGATTCGTATTTGGCGAGCAGTTCCGGTTTCAAATCAACAGTCAGTCGGTCATTCAAAACATACGAAAGCTTCTCATCAGGGAAATATTTGTCGAAGAACTGCTTTGCAATTTCAATGAAATGCGCTTTTTCCTCCTTTGTCGCGAAATAATTCTTGTAGAAAGTGGTGCCGGGATTTACCTTAAATGCCATTTCAACCATTGCTATTACTCCTTCTTCATCTGTACAGTCCAGCCGTTCACGTCGGAATAAACCGCATAGAGCAGTGTTGCGAAATTATAGCCTCCGTCATACAGCGTATAACGAAGGGAAATGTTCAGCGCAAGAGTGCGTTCCTTGACGATGCCATCACAATCAAGATAGCTGAACGTCTTTGTCGGATTGGTAAACCATGCTTCACGTTCTTCATTGAACTTATCTTCATCGTATTCCACGATTTCCTTGAAATACGAATCGAACGTGACGAGCTTGACTGACGAGAAGACATCAGCCATCATTCCGCACTTTTCAATCAGTTCATCAGGCCATTCGACCTTGATGATTGCTGCGCCGTTGTCTTTCAGCTCTTTGTGAGGGCTGAGCGAAACGTTATAGCGCTCACTGAGAAAGCCGAACAGCCAGGACCAATCGATAGTTTTCAGGAAACTGGCAGCTTCCTTGGCGTCCATGAAAATTTTGATTTCTTTACGTGCCATGATATATCTCCTCACTATATTATTCGGTGCCGAATTTAGCCCACGCTTCTTCGACACTCATGTGATAAGCAGCCTTGAACTGTTCTTCGAAACGAGCGTTGAACAGCTCCTGATGGCGAGGACTCATGATGATTTCGAGATTGAAGTCGGGGTCATCGGTGGAATTGTTGCAGTAGGAAATGTATGTACGAATGGTATCGTCCGGATGCCAGTCAATGTACATGTTAATCCAATCTGCATTTTCTTCTGAGTTCAAATCAAGGCCAAATGCTTTGTCTGCATCGAACCAGATAGGGACGTAGACGTTAATCCATCCGTCGTAGATGACTTCTTCATTGGCATCGAGCGTGAATCGTATCAGTTCAGCAAAGTCCTGTACGGTAATAGTTTCCTGCGTGCAGAGACCATGAACCATTTCGTTGTGAGTCATAAAATATGCTCCTTGTTATTTTTTGAAGGTGTCAAAGAATCGAATCATCTCGCGGTTCACACCGACTGCAGATTCAGTCTCAGGATAGAGCGCTGCAAAAGCATGGACCGTTTCTCTCTTGGAAACAAACCCGTAGTCGTGGTGAACGCGCTCGTTTTCGAGGCATTTCTTAAACCCAAAAGTCTGTTTCTTGAGAAAGTCCTTTTTCCCGGTGCAGATATAGCACGGGGGGATGAGTTTGGAATAGGTTTCAGGCTTGATGAACTCAGCATAACTGTGATTCTTCCAGCCCTTAGACATATAGTAGTTCTGAAGCAAACCTACCTGGCCCTTGTAGATGTAATACATACCGCTCTGCAGGCCCATCGCGTTGATGACGAGCTTCTTGGCTGCCTCGGGTACGTTCTCTTCCAGTTCGTCCTCTACCGGCTGCATCTTGACAGGATAGCGGAGAATAGAGCTTGCCATGCAGGCAAGGAATGCGCCAGCGCTGTCGGCTACTACAAAGACCTGATTCAAGTCACCACCGAAGTCTTCAGCGCGTTCAGCTACAGTAGCAAACGCATTGATGACATCGGTGATTTGACCGAAAACATTGGTTTCAGGAACCAGACGGTAATCCGGAACAAAGGTGAGATACCCTTCTTTGGCAAACCAGGTTGCCAGGTTCCGGTTCTGTTCTTTTCGGCCAGCAATCAAGCCGCCGCCATGGATATCGATGATAATCGGATGCTTTTCGGCATCGTTATCCGGGCGATAAACGTCCATGAAAAGATTCTGCTTGCCGCAAATACCAATCTCAGTGGCAGTTATGCCTTCATGAGGCATAGCAGGCTGAGACTTGATGATTTCTTCTACATGGGTGCGTTCTTTCTTGGTGGCGGCATTGATGAAATTCATGATAAAAACTTCCTTTCAAATTGATAAAAATAATAGCGGCCGCCAATCTATAAAAAATGAGATTAGTGGCCGCTTGGGTGTTATTGGAATTCAAATGTGTATTGGGTTCCTCTTTCGGTTTTGACAAAAATTCTGCTTCCTGCAAAGCCAATAGCTTTTACTGTGCTGGTACGCAGAATGTCTTGTTGTTTTGGTGTTGTTGTTTTGAATACGAGTGGCTGCCCACTTGACAGCTCAAGAGTTCCGACCCGTCCAATGAGCGGAAGAACTCTTGCGTTGAGACTCGTGGTGCTGTGAAGCACACAACTGCTGTTAATCCGCATCATTGTCCTCCTGATATGAACTGGTCAGATATCCACATCCGGGTACTGATTCAACACATGATTGAACCTGTTATCCAGATGTTCATCGTTTTCGTCCCGTTCGGGATAATCAAACTTTCCTTCCTCTTCTGCTGCATCCCCCAAGCGTTCCATGAGTGCAATGACGCTTTCGAGCCAGGCGGAAGCCTTGCCAAACGTGTCATCCTCTTTTCTCTTGGCATAGAGCATGTCAGAGACTTCTTCGAGAGCCATTTTCTGCTGGTACAAAGTATTCCAGTTGATGTGCTCTACAGCGGAACGCAGGGGAGTTAAGTGTTCTGTTTCTGTTACAGTGTTCGTTACGGTCATCCTTTATTTCTCCTTGTAGTGTTTAGTTACGATAAACGTCAGCAAAGCACCGCAAAATTCCAACAAAAAAAGCAGACCTCCAAACGGATAGTCTGCTTCTCAGAATTGTGAAATTATAGCGTATGTGTGCTGTTATCTATCATACAATTTTTATTGTATGCGTTTCGCACGAATACGCAATAACTATTTTTTAGAATTAAGAATCGGAATTTTCCGAACTGTCGCTGTTATCATCGGAACTGGACTCAGCGTTTTCGTCCGCAGTGGAATTGTCACCAGATTCAGCGTCGGTGTTTTCTTCCGCGCTTGTATCCTGTTCGACAGTCGAATCACTGTTGACTGATGCGTATGTACCAGTCAAGATGACGGGCGCTTCACCATAACCCAGATAACCGCTAATCAGGCTGCCGGAATTCTCAACCAGGTACTTGGTTTCCGTCATGTTCGGGAACAGATAGACATCTCGAATGGCAGTGCCTTTTACATCGGCGCTGTCAAAGGTATCATTGCATGCTGCGACAACACTATAGCCGTCATAGTTCCAAACCAGATAGAAGTTCTTGTCGCCAATTTCGACATCATAGTGCGCATCCCGGAAATCCTCGAAAGTACGGTACTGCTTGCTGGAATCAAAAGCGACAGAATCGTTGTTCGTCCAATAAAGCCCGGACGGATTGCCAAACAAGCCATACAGGAAGTTGAACTGCTCTTTCGGTTCTCCGTCAGTTGGATAGCCGTCGAATTTGTCCGGAGTGACAGACGAATAATAGAGGCCGTCAAGGAACGCATCGCCGATATTGATGCCATCATCATTGGCTGCACGACCGTCCAGCATCAAGGTCAGTGAACCGCCGTTATATCCAATCGGATAATAGTCGCAGCCATCTTCTTTGCTGGCAGTGTGAATTGAGAAATCGCTGATTTCCTTTTCCACGCCTTCGCCAGTAGATTCGGCATTGATTTCACCAATGACTGTATCGCCGTTTTCGAGTTCGTTCAGTTTCAGATATCCCTTTACAGGCAAATCTCGGACATCCTGTAATGCAACGTCCGTGATATCCAGCGTTTTGCCGGTATCAACACTTCGCAGCGAATAAAACTTGCCGCCGTCATCATAAGACAGAGGGCTCTGTCCCATCGGAATGCCGTCCGGCCAGGTAGTGTCAGGATTGTCCAGCGTGCCGGGCGTGAAATCCGGGAGATTCGACAACAAAGACCAGGCATTGATGGGTTCCGGGGTCGGTTCTGCTGTCGGTTCCGGCGTTGCTGTGACGGCAGCCTGTGCTGCTTCGGCACTTGCCGCTGCGGCCGCCTGGTCTTTCCGTTCCTGAACCACAGATGTGGCACAGCCAGAAAACATCATAGTGAGCGCCATTGTTGCTGCGGTAACATTGATAATTTTTTTAGTCATGCGTCTTTGACCTCCTTGTGCTTGTGGTTTTGCCCTATACCAATGAGCGAGAGACCTACCACGCCGATAAACAAAGCGAGAAATCCGAGTCCAAAAGCAAAGGCAATATATTGAATTACGTCAATGAGTTTAATCCATTTTGCAACCGCAGCTGCTAAAAAAGCCAGCAGCCCAAAGCAGCCGGTCAGATAAATGAGCAAGCCAAACTGTGCAGTTCTGCTAAAAAAGGATTCAAGTGTTTTCATGATAAACTCCTTTCATACTTTTTATGGTATACGATTCGCAAGAACCTGCAATAGGAAAACAAAAAAAGCTGCCCAGCCGAAGCTGGACAGCTTGTGTGTTGTAGTATTTTAGCGTCTGTTGTCTCTCTCTTGTCTCCTGCGTTCGCGCTCCTCATACTCTTTTTTCTGATACTTGAGTCGTTCATTCAGCAGGAAGGAGTTTTCATCGCGAGTCATTTGCAGTTTTACCTCGTACCAGCAGCCGTAAAGAAAGGCTGCCAGAATGCAGAAGCCAACGATTTTGACTAAGAGGTTGAAAAGAACGTTCACAATAACCGGGAAAATATAGCCGATGGCTTTGGCGATAAGCAGGATGAGCCCACCGAAGACAACGATTTTTGCGATTGTCTGAACAACGGGCGGGAAATCGCCCAGGACATTAGAAATGGTATCGTTAATTCTGGTGATGATATTAGTGTTTTTGCCACCGTTGTTATTATTTTCTGCCATGTTGGTCCCTCCCTTTTTGCGTTATTATAGCATATATCGGTACAAAACGCTACACCCCACATGAGGAATCTCGATGTTTAAGCAATGGCTCAACAAAAAATGCCGCCACCCTTTCGGATGACGGCAAGTGATGTTATTTCTTCACGGGGATATTCTGGTCGAGAACCACATCAAAGCTGTAGTGCGGCATCTTGGATACATCACCACCAGCAGCTTCGAGGGTCATGTAGAAGTCCTCGTCATTCATAGCCTGCACGAGAGTGTTCATCTCGTCGCAGGTATGTTTGAGCATAGGACCACGCTTGTTGCAGTACATCACAGCCGAAATGGGCTGAATGCCCTGTGCAACCATGCCATCCCAATGAGTCCGCAGCTCGGTTACGGACTTCAAAGTAGCAACGCCGCTCATAAAGTCGTAAATCCGGCAGTGGGACTCATCGATGTGTTCCAGAACGTCGATACGAGTCCGGTTTGCATACAGGGGAAACTGGAGTTCAACTTCATTCCCAGTGTCAGCAACCAGACGATTGGCAAATTCCTGCGCATACTTTTCGAGGGTAAATGGCTTACTATCGAAAGGCTTTACGTTCTCGGCAATGGCGTCGAAAATCGTACGCCATCCCTTGTCACTCAAGTCGATATTGGACTTGTTGGCAAGGGTGTTCAGGAATCCGCGCGGCAGGCCAGTGATATCGACAGCCACAACGCCGGTAAAGGCGTTAAAGGACGGGTGACGAGCCCTATCCCAGATGGTATCGAACTGAGCCGTAGAAATAACGCGGTCACCGAGCTGAATATCCAAGCCCTGAGTGGGCATGTTGCACTGGTAGAATCGCTTCAAATCGTAACCGCCAGTAACCATACCCCGAGTTGCTTCGCTGTCAAGCAGGCCACATTCGACCTTGATAGGGATTTCATATCCCTCGTACTCCACAACGAAACGCTTATCCTGCCGTTTCTCCTTGTACGGCTGGAAAATAGGCTTGACGAGCACATCGCGGGTTTTGCCGTCAAACATACGATAATCGGGAATCAGGATACGGGCGGGAGCGACGCCGGTGGCATCAGGTGCCAGGTAGTTGCGGTACATGACACCAAAGTGCTCAGCCAGGCAGGTACGCAGTACATTCAGGCTGGTGACCCTGCTCTCAGCGCAGCTGCCGTTCTTGGTCAGCATGGTGCTGGCGGTGGCCTTGTCCATCTCCACATAAATGATGGTGGACGGTGCGCCAAGAGCCTTGAACTGCTCACGCATAACGATATCTTCCATAGGAATTTCTTCCTGCTCAGACATCGTCATGGTCGTGGCGAATGGGCCGTCAACGCGATGATAGGTGCTCTCGCCAGGCTCCTTGGAAGCGATGAACCAGGGATACTTGTTGCGGGTAGCAACAAGGATGAAGTTGTTCAAGCCAACGCCGTGGATGCACAGCGGGCCTTCATTGGTATGGTCGTTACCGAACTGCAGGCATTCCGGCAGCTTCTCCTTGGACATTCCTTTACCCCAGTCGGCAATAACCATACCAATTAGGTTTTTGTCATGTCCTTTAACGATAGCGACCAGCATGCTGATGAGGCCGATAGCGTTGGAAAAGCCGTTGTCAATCGTTTCATCTGCAGCAGCGCACATGGGTAAGTTCTGGCGAGATACTGCATCAAAGTACTTATCAGTGAGGCCAACATTGAACTTAACGTTATTCTTCTTAGCCATAATATAACCCCGTAACGTGGGGCTGCCGTGCTGCTCTCGAATTTATCTCCACAGCAATGTGAGCCCCATATATGGGGATGTAATTATTCTTTTTTGTTGTCTGTTTTGCATGAGCTATCGGCAATGTCAGCAATTGCCTCTTTGATAGCCCCGAAAACATTAGTTGCTTTCAGAAAATCTTCTGCCAATCCTTTGACGTGGCTGTAATTTTTGAAGACTTTCTTGACAAGAAATGCGCCAGCGATTGATACTACTGCCAAAAGCAGCAAAAATTTCGCGGCATCGGTCAGTTTCACTTGCTCCAGCAGGAGCGCGAGTATCACACCATCTTTGCTCAGCTAGGTCTTAATTAGACCGTGAACGAATGAACCATAGCTAACTGCATATTGCTTAGCTTTGGCTTCGTGGTTGCTAATGATGGTGTCTACTCGCTAAATTATGTTTCGAATCATGGTAATGTCCTCCTTAAAGGTTTGTAATTGTTATACGGTATATAAATACGCTCTTAACGCGGCGTTCGCGTGCAGGAACATTTATACAAACTCATTAACGCAGTGTATACGTGCCATGCTGATTAGCATGACAATTCTATGTAATCAGCCTTTTCTTCGGCTGTCAGAAGTCCACATTCCGTGGGATAAATCTATATAAAACGCAGAAAGTCTGCGGGAATCCTCAAAAAGAAGAAGGACAGAAACCCAATATGGGCATCTGTCCTTCTTCCAGGAGGTATATGAACTATGGCAAATCAATGATATCTCTGTTACATTATCTATTCTATGGGTATCGCACGTGCCGTCAACCCAAAATACCAAGTTTTTACGAAAATAATATATACGGCACATCGTACAATTTAGAAAACCGGATATTTAGTTTCCTGAAATGGTGCAGGCAAAAGACATCGTGCCGCTCCAATCACCGGAAGTAAGATTAGCTTTTACCGTATAGTTTGAGGTGATACTAGCCAAGGCATCGTCACGTTTCCACGTTGTTTTGGGTGTTTCCACTATTATCGGGAAATCGCAAAAAATGTCAAAAAGAAAAAGCCGTCCACCAAACGGTGAACGGCTTTCGTGACAATTTATACTGCGGCGAGAACTTCTTTCAAAGTCATTATGTCAATGCCTGCAAATTCTACAGCGGCAGTAGCCCAAAAGAAATCGCTGGCGCGGCATTCGTCGTATATCGGGTCAAATTCGTTACATTCGGTTTTGATGTCGAAAAATTCTTCACGGGAGAATCGTTCACACGGAATCCCTGCATTCCTCTGTACGAAATCTTTAATTCCATCGGTCATAATGGAGCAGCCAATCTCAAGGGTGTCGTCCGAGAGGCTATCCCCATATGTGTTATATGATAGACCATAGTGAGATACATAGGTTGCGCGGCTTGCACCAGTATATTCGCTCTCGAGAAATTCACTAACAGTCTGCTCCAAAGATACCTTTCCATCTTCGTACAATTCACCAGAATAATCATACGGGCAATCATTGCTGCGCCATTCATAATGAGTGGGAATGGGGTTCAGCATTGCTGCCAAACTCTCCAAAAGCTGCTCTCTAATTACATCCTTCTGAGCAAGAAAAAGCGAATTCACATATTCTGCGATTTCATCTTCATTCTGCTTGATATAGTCGATACATTGTTGCATGCTTTCGGTAACAGGAGCTTCATGTGATTTCATTATTGATACCTTCTTTCTATTATTTTAGTGTACGCGATTCGCACATATTAGCAAAAGCCGCCCACCCGGTAAAGGGCAAGCGGCAAGAGGTTAAGATTTGATGTAAAGCGACGTACCCTTGAACGGATTCAAGAGACCGGGCTTATATTTAGTGCGAACATACTCTGCAATTTCGGTATCCGGCATTGCGTTCAGAACGTCAAGCCAACATTCAGCATTGATGGCCATGAGACCACCCATGCTAAGTGCATTTTCACAGTGCTTGATGTCGGAGGCAAACTCGCCGTGAAAGTCACAGGACTCCGCAGCCTTAACGATGCGGTCAAAGTCGTACATTCCGAGACCTCCTCACTGGCACATTGCCTTGAGGTCGTTCTCACTCAGAACAGGCACACCCAAAGCGTTCGCCTTATCGAGCTTGGAACCGGCAGCTTCACCTGCAACGAGATAGCTCGTCTTCTTGGAGACACTTCCGGAGACTTTGCCGCCATGCGCTTCGATATAAGTCTTGGCTTCATCGCGGCTCATGGAAGGCAGTGTACCGGTAATAACGAATGTCTTGCCAGCGAGCGGCGCAGACTCATCATTGGCACCTGCCGGAGCATGGTAGTCAAGATTGACACCGGCATCATGCAAAGTATTGACTTCCTGCGTAAATTCAGCGCTGGAAAGCATCGCATCGAGCGCAGCATAGATAGCATCAGAAAAGCCGGGAATGTTGCACTCCTTGATGGTATCTACATTGAGCGTGGACAGTGTCAGAAGGTTGCCATTCGTAGCCTTGCACTGAGTAAACAGCGCACGAGCAACATGACCGCCGATGAGACGGTAGCCAAGGCCCTTGAGGACGCGGTCGGCATTCTGCTCCTTGGACTTTTCGATGGCAGCAAGAACCTTTTTGGCAATCTTCGCGCCATACATGTTGGTCAGTTCACCTTCCTCCTCATAGAGCCAGTACAGGTCAACGGGGTTCTCAATGAACCGGCTGTCAACCAAGTCCTGAATCATCTGAGGGCCAAGTCCCTTGATGTCCATGCAGGGCTTCGAGGCAAAGTGGATAACGCGATTCACAATCTTTGCCGGGCAAGCGTCATTGGTGCAGTAGAGGTCCACAGAACCGTTGACCGGTGCGATAGGCGCACCGCAAACGGGGCAGACCTGCTTCGCCATGTCATAAGGCACAGCGTCTGTCGGGCGCTTTTCCAGCTCCACCATCGTGATTTTCGGGATGATGTCACCGGATTTGTGCAGGACAATCGTGTCACCGATACGGATATCCAAAGTCTTGATGAAGTTGGCGTTGTTGAGCGTTGCACGCTCCACACGAGTACCAGCAAGCTGGATAGGGTCAAAGACAGCAACAGGAGTGACGCGGCCAGTACGACCTGTCTGCAACTGAATGCTGCGCAAGACAGTTCCCTTTTCTTCGGCGGGATACTTGTATGCAATAGCCCATTTCGGGGTTTTGGTGCGCTCGCCCATCTTCTGGCGAATGCTCAGTTCATCGACTTTGATGACTGCGCCGTCAATCGGGTAATCGATATCATAGCGTTTTTCCTCAATGTCGTGAATGGCTGCCAAGATGCTATCAATGTCATTGCAATGAGCGTAATAGGTGGTCTTAAAACCGCAGATGTCACGCAGATAGTTCAGCTGGTCACAATGATACGGGCTGAACTGTGCTGCATCACCATTGTTGACGCTCTGAACATTGAAAACGAACACCTGCAGATTGCGTTCCCGTGCAATAGACGGGTCAGCCTGACGCAGAGAGCCAGCAGCGCAGTTGCGGGGATTCGCAAAGAGCTTCTTCCCTGCTTCCGCCTGCTTTGCATTGGCTGCTTCAAAGTCCTTTTCCGACATATAGCACTCGCCACGGAGTTCGATTTTGCCGATACCCTTGGGCAGCTCGATGCTGCGAGGCAGGCAAGTGAGGGCTGCGACATTGGCGGTCACATCCTCACCGACATGGCCGTCACCGCGCGTCGAAGCCTGGGTCAGATAGGCAAGACCATCGTCAGAACGTTCGTAGACAAGAGACAAGCTCAGACCGTCGATTTTGCGCTCCACAGAGAAGGTCACATCGGAGTATTCAGCTTTCACCGAATCCACAAAGCTGCGGACCTCATCATCGGAAAACACATCAAGCAGAGAAAGCATCGGTACACGGTGTTCAACCGGAATACCGAGAACACGCTTGCCGCCAACAACCTGCGTAGGACTGTCAGCGGTCACGAACTCAGGATGTGCCGCTTCGATATCACGAATCTCGTGCATCACGGAATCGTATTCCTCATCCGTTACAACCGGAGCATCCTGCTCATAGTAGGCGGCACTCCATTCTTTGGCTTTGGTGCAGAGATTATTATAATGTTCCTTGATGGAAGAAATAGACATGTTGTTAGACATAACATTTTACCTCACATATGTATTGTTTTGTTTTTTGTGAACCTCCCCACCTAAGCCTTACGGCTATAGACGGGGCGTGCGCTCTTCATAGTTCATCAAAGGGTAATGGTTTGAGATTCCGTTGTGGCCTGGCTGACATCTTCAATACCATCCACGAAAACTGTTGTTCTGATAAGGATACGGAAAGGAACGCCCTTTTGCCAGGTAGTGTTTGCACGGAGTTCATCCACCAGGCCAATCAGTGCCTGCATCTTGAGCATTTCGATGGTATAGCGAGTCGGAATCATGGTTCGGGTCGTCTCGAGATAAAAATGCCGATTTTTCTCATTGTATCCGAGAGAATCGTTCGTAACATCCATTTTTGCAACAACGGTGTAATCGCTCTGCGGGACATCGTTGAACGGCGTGAGAGAATCATTGAGAATCTGCATGCGAGCGTCGAACTCTTTGATGATGCGAGCCTTCTCTTTCTCATAAATCTCGTCTGCCTGTCGAACCTGCTCCCGATAGCACTTCACGCACTCTTCTTTCGTGTAGAAGATGTTGACGGAAGTGCCGGAGCAGCAGCGATACCCGGTGTTGTCCAATGGGGCAATGACGGTTGAAGAAATCTTACCCCGATTTACCGGCCGAAAATAGACCGGAGAATAATAGATGGTTTTGCTCGTTTCTTTTGCGTCCGTTACAACAACCGGGGTAGGTTTGATGTTACGAATCGGCTTTTTGGTCGGGTCCGCATTTGCGCGATAATCGCAAATCCAGACCATTTTGCCGAGGACGCTTTCAAGGTTCTCAACATAATCGTACATGCCGAGGTCATTGGTCTGGCGCGTAGGATTCTTTTCTCCAGAGCCCTTAATCATCAGCTTGACGGCATTTTTAGCGAGGTATTCATTCAGCTTCATGGTATTTTCCTTTCTTTCAACGAGCGTTTGTGAGTACGGCAACAACCAGCTCCTCGTAGTCTTCGATGGCACAGTAGATGTCAGCGAAACCATAGGCGTGGCCACGGTCGTAGGCTTTTTGCCAAAGAACAGTTGCAGCCTTTTTGGAAATGCTGCGTTTCGTTTTGGCTTTGATGTCTTCCTGAATTTGAAGTTCGATAGCTTCCGAGATGTGTTCGATTTCTGCATTCTGCGCCTTCTTCAGCCGAGAGCATTCCGCATCCCAGGCTTTCTGTCGGCGAACGACCTCTTCCCTGTTCCAGCGCACCGATTTCTCTTCGTCGATGATTTCACCGTCTTTCGGGCGTTTAGAGTTGGGCTTAGTAGGTCTCTTCCAAGCGGTTTCAAGTCGGTTGCCAAGAGCCGTCCATATGCAACCCATTATAACACTCCTTTTTTTGTACGCAAAAAGGCGAACCTCCCGGTGTGGGAAGTCCGCCTTAAAGCGAAGTGTGAATTGTACGAGCACACAGTGTGCTTAGTAGATGGTATCTATCGTACAAGCTAAATTATACGGGTCTCGCACGAAAGCGCAAGATTATTCATCCATTGCTACAGTCACCAAACAGCAAATTATATGCTTTTTCGATTTCAGAATCAGACATGGCCTTCCCTTTTTCTTCAATGCTGTGCAGAATTAGAGTCTTGTCGCTCTCCGCATCCGGCACGAAGCCAAGAATCACATCCAGTTTGTTGCGATTTTCGTCCTGCGCAAGATACTCTTTGATTTCGGACCACTGCGCATCACGCTGGTTCAGAGCGTCAACGTTCTGGACACAGAACGGGTACTCACTTTGCGGCATAGCACCGGAAAGGTATTTGGTATCGTCGCAATACATCTTGATAAGCCGGACAATGTAGTTCCTTTCTGCTTTGGTTCTTGAAGTCAGAATATTGTTTGTACTCTGGTACTTGTAGTTATCCCCAACAGCTTCCAACGACTCTGCAATCTGTCGAAAACTCAGCATTTCGTTTGTGGCCTTGTCATGCTGTGACACGGTGGAAGCATAGTATCCTTGTTCCGTTTCGTTTGCTTCTACCACGGCAGCGAGATTCGAGTCAATATGGATGAGCCGTTCACTGTTATCCCCTTGCGCACGAATTGTGTTGTTCACTTTCGCAATCCAACTGTCAGTTTCCGTAGCATCATCGCCCGCATAGAGGTAGGTTACAATATCCGGGTTAGTAGGGTTCGGAAGCTCCGCACAAGCCAAGGTCAGATTTCGCCCGTATTCTTTTGCCTGAAGGTACATGTTCGGATAATCGTCTTGTATTGTCTGAGCGATTGCCTCAACCTCGGCCTCGTCTTTTTCAATGACAAGGCCGACAGTGGCTACCTGCTCTTCAATGTTGAGCTGCTTCAAAATATCCTCAAGGTCGAATACAATAGCTTCCTTGTTGGTTGTATAGAATCGGATTTTCATAGATTTTCCTCCTGGCAACAATAAAAAAGGCAGGCCCTCGGTTGGAAGGTCTGCCAAAAAACAGTTTGAGAATTGCAAAAAGGTCATTGTGCGGCTTTGACAGCTACGTTTATCATTGTGTAGGCAATATCCAGGAGCCGAAACGCAAGAACTCCAAAAGATAATGCTACCAGCAAAAAGCAAAACACAAATTTTTGTTTGTTCTCACCCTGGAAATAGTACATTCCAAAGCAGGACGCGATGAGAACGCAGAGAAACACAACGACCCAAATAATATCAGCCATTGTCCTGATTTTGATTCTGCTGAGTCGGCGGGGTCTTGACTTCAGCAGGAGCATTCGGAGTCTGATACTGAACATTCTGGCTCGGCTCTTTGGGAGTTTCGGGGGCCTGGTACTGAACAGTACTGGGGTTGCTCTGCTGTTCGGCTTTCTTTTCCTCATATTTGGTCTTGAGCTGAGAATAGGAATAGCCATCCTGCGGGATACCGTGATACTCATAATGGCCGAAAGCAAGAATCATGTTGAACACCGGATTCAGAAGGCAAAGACCAATCGTGAAACCAATACCTTCACCGAACGCAACAGCTTTCTTGTAGTTGGTAATAGCACCGATGATGAGGGCAACAACCAGGAACAGATTGCCGATTATATTCTCCTCTTCCGGCATATGAAGCCGGTTTATTCCTTCGTTTCGTTTTTTAGCTGCCGCTGCCGTTCTGCAAGTTCTTTGCCGCGTCTGACCAGTTCCGCATATTGCTCTTCAGTCAACTTGCGAGGCGGCTTGATTTTGACCCATTTCTTGGGCATATCTGCCTCCATACACCAGTCCTCATCCCGCGTGATTTTAACAGCATCAGGGTACTCTTTGGCAAGCTCTTTTAGCTGTTCCATACGAGCTTTGTTGCAGGTGTAGTAGGATGCTTTCTTCTCCGCATCATTGAATGTGATGATGGTTTCGCGTTCCCAGGGTCCATCAGATGCCTGCGTGGCCACTTTTTTATCGGGCATGATTTTTCTCACCTCAATCGAATAAAATTGCCGACATAGCAGGGCCTTCGCAGATATACCCGCTCGCCTCGGCCCATTTCGGCGTCATGAGCTTGCCATTTGTTTTCACAAGCACCATCTTCCGAGCAGAGGTATTCAGGAATTCCGCCGGAGCCCAGTTATTTCGCACAACGACGATAGCATTGTCGTCCGCGTTCTCAAGCATATGCTTCAGCTCTTTTACCGTCACCGTGTCACCTCCCGTTCAACACATCATCCAGTGCCTGCAAGAAAACTCTGGATTCCTCATTGATTCCGCCGCGACACAGAACTTTCGCAATATCATCAAATCCTACCAAGTACATATTTTCTTCACCCATGTACCCTTGCGGCCAGGGAACCGCATAGTAGTTATGCGGAAAAGAACTTGTGTCATAGCCGACCACAATATATTTCTGGTCTGCAACATTTTTCACCGTCAGGATAGTCCCAAGCGGTAACGCGTCTTTCATGGAGTGAGTAGTTGCAGGCATGATTCTCTGAATTTTCAAAACAGCACCTCCCTAATTTTCATTTTATGAGACTCGCACATTTGCGCAAGGAAACTGAAAACAAAAAAAGCGGCCGCTCCAAAAGGAACGACCGCAAAGATACGAGTCAGATATTATTCATGGGAATCAGCTTTCCTGAAATCAGAAAGTTGATTCTCAGTGGAACACTGCACGAAAGGAATTCCCGTGCGCGGGTTCACAAAAACGTCTGTGGTAGCAAACGCATTGCCAAAACTCATGTCACAGAAGACGACGTGAGAACTTTCGTCACCAGATGCACGGGGTGCAAAGCTGGTACATGCAAACCAATCCGATTCATCCTGCCCCTGTTCATCATAGAGATAAATGACAGGAGCCGGAATGTCGGACGTCGGCATAGCCAGTGAGCCAACCTGCATTTCATTGACGCAGAGGTCGATGGGCGGGTTCCCGTTCTGATAATCCAATTTGGGGTATGACTGAGCCCTGATGGTGGTGTCGCCATCATCTACCTCGATGCCAAGAGCAGCGATATCGAATGGAATACCGAGCTTTTTCTTGATTTCTTCCGGGGTGAAAGTTAGGAGCTTACCGTGTTCGCCTTGGATGTAGAGTCTCATGGCTTACTTTTCCTCCTTTTTCTTGTCGGCGTTCAGAATCTTTTCCAGAACGTCGTTATAAAAATCGTCAAGGAACAGACCGGTTTTTTCATCCGCTTCCGGAGCAGTGAAAACACCGTCTCCTTCAGCTGAATCCTGTACAGCGTCGAAGACACCGATTGCGCCCCAAAGCTCATCGGCCAGATGGTCATAGCCGAGGTCCTTTACTTTTGCCGAGAGGTCAATCAGCAGCATTTTCTGCCGAAAGAACTTGTTCATATCCAAGCCAATGTAGGGTTTCGCTGCAACATTGTTTTTCTGAGACTTTACTTTGAAAATGCCCCAGTCAAAGTTGCTGTCTGCGCCGTACATATACCCGGACGCAAGGCAGAAACCGTCTGCTGCACTGTCCTCAACGTTGATACCGACTTCATAATCGCTGCCGGAATCCTCGTCAAGGTCAATCGCATAACCTGTTGCCTTTTCGTACTCTGCCTCAACGTCAGTTTTCATGGCTGCCAGTAGAGCGTTGAAATCGGTATTCTGGGAAAGCAAGTTCATGCTTTCGCCTTCCTGGTTTTTAATGAGAATGTACATAGTATTTACCTCCTAACAATCAAATCATGCTATCAGACAATTTGTCGATAGCTGCCGTGATGGCTTCGTTTTCCATCTGAGCCATACGCTCAAACAGATGAGACCAGTCGATGGCATCATGGACACGCTTGACAAACGCATCATAGGTGCCACCGGCCTTCATCATTTCAATTTCAGACTCATAGCAGCCGGACTCCTCAAGCATGAACTTGATGTCGTCGGTTGGGTTGATTTGTATTGTTGCTTCGTACTCATTCATTTGGATTACGTCCTTTCTTTTATATTATACGCAAAAAGGCGAACCGCCCAAATGGGAAGTTCGCCTAAAGCGCATTGTTAAGTGTGCGAAGGGCAGGATGCCTTTTCAATATCTGTTATCTATCGTACAATTTATATCTTAACCCGTTCGCATAAATCCGCAACAAAAAACCGCCACCCAAATGGGCAGCGGTAATGAAAAATTAAATTTCAGCGCAGAACATCGCGAGCTTTTGCCACAGCAAATAGGTGCTGGTTTTCATGCGTACCTTTTCAGGAACGCCAGTGACGAGACACCATTTATGTGCAGCAGCTTTGATGCGGGGAATCTGCCGTTGTTCAGTTTCAGTGAACGTCTTGTTGTACATTCTGCGGCGACGTCCGGAATTCCAAAAGGCTCCTTCCATCGTTTCGCAAATCAGAGCGTACGCCAAATGGTTTTGGGCTTCATCGTGGGTTAATTCAACCATCGTTTTCATGGCTGTCACCCTGCCTTTCTCTCATTGCGAGCCATATGCAGCGCATAATCAAGCGCGTCAGGGTCATCGGCCAAGAATTTCGTTTTCTGAAGTGTACCAAGCTTGGGATGTTTCAGAATCGTATAGTTGCCATTGTTCTGGACAAGGGAACCTTTATCATAGACCAGCTCGACCTTTTCGGCAGGTACTGCGTAACGGCGAATGCGGTCACATTCATCCGTATAGTTGATGGGAGTGATATAGCCAACCGGCTTTTGTCCTTCCATCCCTGTCAAAGTGACCAGGAAAGCCTTAATGGTCCGAGCTTCTTCCTCTTCCTGCTCATCGTAGTATTTGAACGTGATGAACATGGGAGTATCTTTCTTGTACGCATCTTCCTCAGGGCAGAGATACGTTCCGCAAGAGCGGCAGAACCAGAGCATTGGCACTGCTTTTCCAGTTTCCTGTGCTTCTTTTGCATAGCGCTTGAAAATCTTTATGTCCAGCTTGAAATCCTCGGTGTAATGCTTCACCGTGCTTTTCACGATGAGTTTCAGGAAATCACAGATGGAAATAGCGGTCATAGTCATATTGGAAGTCATAATAAAATCTCCTTTTTAGTCAACCATAACTTTAGAAATATTCATGTCATAGCGGTTGAATTTAGAAATATAGTCAAAAATGGTATTTACTTGAGCTTTTGTTGCGGTTTTGGTCTCATCCATATCGAGGAATGTATTGCCCATCGAAGGATTACGAATGGCAATCCAACCGCGTTTATATAGGAAATCGAGACCCTTGCCGCTCCAGTCATACGCCATATTGAGAACTTCATGGTCAGAAAGACCAAACGCTTCTCGATTGCGCATGATGATGCGGCCAGCCAGGGCAGCGTGCTCGCCAAACTCGCAGGCATACCAGGTGCCATCGGGAGCAATCAGACCATATTCGGTCAGCTGATGCTGAATGGGTCTATCACTGATATAGCTGTTGTACAGTCGCTGACGGCGTTCAACGGATGTGCCTTTCATGTTTGCTTCAATCCAAGAGGCAAGCTTGGTCCAAAAATCGGTTTTGTAGAATTCCGGGTTGGATTCCTGCTCAGGAAGCGGTTCGCCATTGAATTTTGCAACAAGGTCTGGGTGGGTAAAAAGCCATGCACCGTTGTTGAATGCATCAGAATAACCCGTTTTCCCATAGAGGAAGCACTTGATACCGTCATAGCTGCAATCGATATAATGATGTTTTGCATTGGTGCAGAGCGTTTCATAGCTATCAGTCATAGCAAAGCGGTCAACATAATTGAGCGGATGTGCAATCATATCCTCACGAATTTGATTGACCAGCATCCTGTGTTGAAGCTCCTCAACCTTCTGCCCGAGGGAACGAACATGAACATTGTCATCGACAAGTTCAAACTCATTGACACCAACAAGTTTTTTCCGGCCTTCGATAATGTCCTGGCAAACATGCCTTTTTTCTTCCTCGTTGCCACCCATCATGCAGGAGAGCAGCAGCTCCTCACACTTTTTATACGGCTTGTCCATATTCCAGAACCAGTCACGTGCAATGGCGGTGAGGAACTCACCATCCATACTGAAATGTAGTTGTTCACCCATGTTGGGTAACCTCCCCAATTGTTATGTGTTGTTCTCGACAAAGTCTTCGCATTCCTCGCTGGTCAAAACCACGCCGAAATAGGCAACACGCTTGACGGTGGTTTCCCACACGCGAACGGTGCGTGCCATTGGCTGAACGACCCAGGAATGACAGCGCCAGAGCCCGTCTTCGGAAAGAGCATAGCCCGTTGCAATAAAGCACCGGGCTTTGTTTTTATACCAAAGCCGTGCGGAATTGTAATGGCACTGGCAATCCTGGCCTTTCCTCATATAGCTGCTGCCATAAAAGAACCGGCCGCGTTCAAGGATTTTTGGTGCATCTTCATCGAACATCGTCATGCAGACTTCATCCCCGCCAAATGTGAGGATTTTGTCATGCAGCTTCTTCATAGCATCGAGCGTTTGAGTATCGAAACCAGAAGAGGTGTTGTAAATCTGGCTTTTGGTAAGCCGCATTTTCCAATCCTCGTTCATTGGGTTCCAATGAATCGGCGCGGTCGTCTGGTCAGGGGTCGTAATAGGTTTCAGACTGTTCCAGCCTTTCGTGCTCATTCCAACCTCTCCTCACGAGAACGCAAGCAACTCAGAATCTTTGAGTGCAGTTGATAGCGATTATCACCGCTTGGCACGGAGTTACCGAGGTTTTTGGATACGAGAAGTTCGTCGAACACCTTCAAAATTTTAGAAGTAATGACCGGCTTTCTCTGCGCACTCATGTGACTCAGCCAGAACTCGACATCCTCAACGAGATGCCAATATTCCATGCCGTACAGCATCGCGCCGCTTTCATTGTCTTTCCGTTCCCGCTCCTCATCTGCATCATCGCAAACGATGCAAATACCGTTTTCGTCGAGATAGTTCTCGAAGATATCGCAGATATCGGAGGCAACAGAACGGATATCGGAATTTGCCTTCACCTCAGGTTCATGCTGGACGGCTTCAACTTTGTACTCGATACTGTCGTGACGAAGTGACTCTTCGATACCATCAAAAACGATGTCCGCGTAGTCTTTATCATCCCGACACGCTTCGAAAATGTTTTTGACGGATTCGATTGCCTCTTTGGAATCGGAGCTTCCCTCAACAGAGAACTCCAAAGGAACCAAGGCAACAACTTTGTATTTATTCTTCATGGTTTTTTCTCCTTAATTTAACAGGATGCCGCAGCATTTATTCAAGGCAAGTACGCTTGCAGCGAGAACAGCAACCTTCTCAAAGGTAATGCTCTCCGCAATTGCACAGACGCTCATAACAATGAGCAGAACAGCTGCCACAGCAGATACTATTACTATCTGATTCTTGATGCCGGTTTCCATGAGCTTTTTCTCTTTCTGTTTATGTCCTTATCGGAGCATATCAATGATTTTTCCAACCAACTCATCATTGGTCACGAACTGATTACGTCCTTTTGCACCGAGCGATACAGAGGAGTAATCTTTCATACTGGCGGCATAGCGAACCAGGTTCTTGTCAGACAAGGGCTGATAGCAACTCTTTTCGGTGCTGACGTAAACGCACTTATTGTTGAGAACGTTCTGAATGTGGCCAGAGCAGCCAACACGCTTACCGTTGATGATGATGTTGTGTAGGTTATGGGTTAGCATAAGGTCTTTGCTTTCGGTTTCTTTTACCTTTAACTGGTTCAAGAGTTTTCGGGACAGATAAACGGTTGTTTTCATTGTGATTTCCTCCTAATTCAAATGAAGTATTTGTAAGCGGCAGTTAAGCGTTTGCGGTACAGGTCTAACGTGGTCAGCCCTCCTGCATAGACTTTGCGGGAAGAGATTATCACGTTGGTTCCTGCTTCCATATGGGAGAAGAACATCGAAAGGCAATCTTCCAGGCTGTCGCTTGTAGTAAGAGTTTCGTACACCGGATACGAGTATTTGGCGGCTTTGCTGTATGTGCTATTGAGCTCATACACGAAGAACATCACCTGTCCCGTAACGGTGTTGGGGTCATAGCCATTGCCATAACACCAGTTGAAAAGGTCTGTCTTTCGGCTATAAGTCCATTGCAGGAGTCCATAGCCGCCATCCGAAGGGTTTTCGGCCGAGGCTTTAAGACCGCTTTCCATCGACATGCAGCCCATCACTGCGGCAGTACCGGCCTTTGAAAGGCCAGCGGACCGCAGAGCTGTGTAGATTTCAAGCTCATTGTCGTTGAGATTATCTGGAATTGTTTCGGGTTTCGGTTCAGCTTCTTCGATGGCTGCTTCTGCGGTCTCAATCCGTGGTTCCGGTTCTGCAGCATCGGAAGATTCGACCTCAGCAGTTGTAATTTCCTCCTGTGCTTCTTCGGAAGTTTCCGTTATCGGGAACGCTTTATCGAGCTCATTCACCGTTTCAATGGGAGTGGAAAAAGCGATAGGTTCGGTTTTGGGAGCTATGTTTTCCTCTGCGTGTGCAGGAACAGAAAGCATAAAACCCATGCAGGCGATGATGGTAAAAATACACATCACCGCGACGACAACCAGGACATGCTTGTTCCGAAAAATGCTGTTATTATTCTTTTCGACTTTCATTTTGTGACTCCTTTTTTGTGTCTTTTCCTTGTAGCGGAAGATTGTGATTTGAGATTTGTGGTTTGTTTTGAATTCCTCCTTTTTCTGTAAACAAAAAAAGGCAGGCCCATCATGAAGATGAGTCTGCCTTGAATGAGAACAGAATTATGAATTGTACGAGCACGCGGTGTGCAAAGTAGATGTTATCTGTCGTACAACTTTAATACTATGGAATTCGCAAGGATGTGCAAGAGCTTTTGATGTGCTTCTTTTTCAGGCTTCGTTAAGCCATTTCTGAGTGATATCCATGATTTGATTCTGAAATTCCGGGTCCGGCAAGGTTTTGCTGTCTGCCCAAATTGAGTTACGGACGATTGGGTAATTGTATACAACGCCGTCAACGATATAGGGCCAAAGCACCACTTCGCCGCCCACAAGCCAAAGTTTCTGGATTTTGACGGGTTTCTCGTATCTTGTGAGCCAGCATTCACTGGTCACGACAGAATCCGCCACATATTTCTGTGTTTCTTCCTCGGTCAAGAGATTCGGGTCTTCGCCCTTGATGTTGTACATTCGGACAATGAACGGTAACGGCATGTCCTTGGAGTATTTTTTGTTCTGACGCAGCTCAGCGAGCAGGAATTTTGAGACAAAATGCGCAATGCCGATGCTGGTCAGGCAGTCGTCAAGGGTATGCCCAAGACAAATTCTTGGGATTTCCTGGTCCTCCCCTTTCATCCGATTCGTTGGTATCTGCGGAACAACATCGTCCGGCAGGCATCCGGTGTCTGCCATGATATGATAAAGAATCATTGATGTTTCCTCCTGAAATGAAAAAAATAGCAGGCCCTCAAGAATCGAGAGTCTGCGTTGTTCGCACGATGAATCATTCATTCGAGTGTGTTTTTATCGTGTAGTTGATATTTTGTTTGGCTTGTACACGTAGCCAGCCCAAACAGACATCGTTCAGAACGTCTTGTTATCAGGAATCCGCAGATACATCCAGGACTGTGGTGCTCGCTTAACGCCGAGCTCTCGCAGCGACATATCCATAGATTGGACATCAGAAACGTTCCAGCAATAAAGAGTGCCGGACTTATTGCCGTATGCAATCAGCTCATTTGCGGTAAGGCAGCTGTCCTTCACGAATTGAGCGGTCTTTTCGGTCACTTCCGTGCCAATAGCATATGCCGGAAGCTCACGCAGGCAATCGAGTGTATTGATGTCACGGCAAACAAATGCGGCAGTCACTTTTCCAGCACCACCGTTAGCTTTGGTTTCGTAGCAAAATACTACAAAAGGATAGCTAATTTCCCACGGCATAGTTTTTCGGACCTCAATAGTCTTTTCTCCGCTCAGAATTTTTTCAAGCCATTGCTTCTTGATGCTGAGAAGAACGGCTTTATTCGAGTTGATTTCAAGGGCTTTATTGATGTTTGAATTAAGCATTGTTATGCTCCTTTCACACTTCGGGTATTTTTTATTTTTGGTGGGATTCCTTACTGACACAAGCCCACGACTTTAGTCGTGGGTTATTGACTTGTTTTTGGAGCGTCACCATTTATGGAACGGGTTCAAAAGTCCGGGACGGTATTCGTTATCGACATACATCTTGATGTCGTTATCGTCCAGGGCATCCAAAATGTTCATCCAGCATTCCGCTTCGACGTGCATCTCGCCGTCCATTTTCAAGGCCCTGTCGCACTGAACTAAGTCTGCGCGAAAAGAATTCACATAGAAGCAATCTTTTGCGGCAGCCGCGAACCTGGTAAAGCTGTTCTTGGTATTTGTGGTCATAGTATTCATCCTTTCTGAAATATTTTTGTTTCTAATCAATACATACAAAAAAAGAAGCAGGCCCTCAAAAGAGAGTCTGCTTACTTGTGCATGACAGATTGTTAATTTAATGTTCAATTAGGAGGTAAGTGATGGTATCTGTTATGCAATTATTATTTTAGGCGGTTCGCACATTTGTGCAAGTGGCTTTTTAACTTCGTTTGTTTTTGGTAGAAGCACTGTTCCAACCCTTAGACTTGTGCTTTTCAGAGCTGTCGCCTTTGAACATTTCGGATACTTTACTGCCATCGTCTTCCGCATGAGCAATATATTCAGCCGCAAGAATTTCATACTGTGCGCGGGAAATCCCGGTTTGCTCTGTAAAATTTATGAATTCATGTTCAAACGCCAAACTGAGTGTTATTAAGACGCGATTGGCAAGTTCTTGCCGGAATTCATCAACGGTGCCATCAAATTTTATTGTGCTGTCGTCCTCATCATCATTTGTGAAATCATCAGCCGCAGCATTGACGGCGTCGCCAAAGAAAGTGGTCATCTCGTATGCCATATCCACAGGGCTGATATTCGGGATACCATTCTCATCTTTTTCGTTCAGTTTAACCTGAAGCAGTCCCTGTATGATGCTATAGCGCATTAGCAGTACTGACATTGTGCTGGTAGGTTCGAAGTTTTCGATTTCTTTTTCGAGCATCTTTTGCTTGTTTGCGACAATTTTGTAGTTTGCTTTCATGTGAAACTCCTTTAAGCGCCTAAAACCCATCTAACGGTAGCAACCGGAACCTCACGTTTCCCTTCCGGCAGCACAAAAGTCGGCTCTATCCAGCGAACTTCCAGGCGAGTTCGGCCTTCTCCGACCCAATAATGATGCCAATGGGCGCGGCGGACGTGAGGTCTGACCGTACGGCCCGTGCCGGTTGCTATGGACTTCTGATATTCCGTGCCAGAAGCCAGCTGCTTTTCAAAGCTCTTTCCGATGACAAAGCCTACATTGTAGGTCTTGATATTAACTTTCTTAGGTGTTGCACCGGGTTTGGAAACAAGGATGGGCCGCTTCTCTTTCGGGATTTTTACCTCTTTGATTTCAGCATTCTTGGATGCAAGGTAATAAGCTGCAGAAACCGCAACACGAAGATACGGCTCAATGCCGGCGTTGAATTCCCGCTGCTTTTCCAGCTCTTCTTCACTGAGAACGGCACCGGGTACATTTGAAATCGTGGCGTCATTGACAGTGGCGGAATCAGTTCCGTTCTGAAATGCCTGCTCGCGAGCATCATTGTTGCGCCGATAGGACTCAATCAGCTTCTTGCCGTTGAGACACCACTGCATGCACTGGCAAAGTTCGATATTGTCAAAGTTTGGATTTGCCTTTAAAGGAACAATCAGGAAGAGTGTATCCACATCGTTCGGACCATGGGATGCATCAAACTCAATGTGAACAAACATCGCATCGTGATGAGAGCCAGCGGGCAGATTTATGACAAAATCCCTATATGGCAGCCGCATCATGATATCGGAATAAATCGGTGCGTCCTCAGTCTCGGCTAATGTTCTGAGAAATTCCGGAGCGAAATTGTACACGGTTTTTGCTGCACGCCAATAGTTTGCGACGTATGCCATCGAAAATTGTGCGGCAAGTTCCCCATCCATCGCATCGGCGGCAATCTGACCGTTTTGGATAAGGCGGTGCCCAAGTGGAATAAATTCTTTCACATAATAGTCATAGCCCTTATCCAGCAGCTTGTTGGCCCCAGAATTTAAAAGAAACTGACTGCTCTGCTCGGCATACCAAATAGCGCTGTTCACAATGATATTGTCCACAATGATACCTCACTGCCAATACAGTTTTATTGTTCCGTTAACAAAAAGAATCTGGCTGTACTCCTCGCCGTCAAGGACAATGCAGCGGTCCTCTCCGTGTTTGTGAGCGCCGGTACAATACACAGTTTTGTTATTGATAGCCGGGATGGACGGTGCCTTTGCCAAAACCAGCTGACCGCGCATTGCGCAGATATCTAAGAAAGAAATGATGTGGTCGCCCACCCCGGAAAACCTCCAATCTTGTTCACAGTGCTTTGATTTGGAAAGAACCTTCAGCACGCGGCAGCGGCTCGTTTGTCACTTTCAGAACGGAGCTATCTCGTTTCTCTGTCGTATATCGAATGGTTTTAAGAATCTCGTATGCCAGCTTGCTGTTGTAGGCAAGCCCTGCGTTGGAAATACCGAAGTTTCCGTTCCAGCCAATTCCCATCCTTTTGAGCTGCGGAATTAGAAGGTCACGGGCTTCGATGACGCCTGTTCCGTTCCAGCGTGCATCATGATACGCCTGAAAGTGCTGTTCATCGTTACCGAAAATATCGAGGGCTTCATAAATGACACCAAATTGACCCATTAGAATGCGAGAGTATGTATCCAACGCATCGGCAACGACTTTCCAGGAAGGAGTATCTAAGCCGATACTGTATTTATACGGAGCATCCTTTTCCGGCAGTTCCCGTGTATGATGCAGCATATCTTCCAGTATTTCGCTGCACTTGTCGGAATAGCTTTTAACAGGAGCCGTTACGTTGATAGCCGTCAGAGTAGCACAAGCACTTGCAATGTCTGCCTCGCTTGCTCCATAAGCCTCTCCAACCTCTTTGCAGATAGAGGAAAAATCGTTGCTATAAAACGTTATCATGATGGTGAGAGCGTGCAGGATGAAAGAGTACTGCTTGCTCGTGAAATCAATGTACATACGGCAAAAATCCTTTCACTTTTTACCCTTTCATTATACCGCGATTCGCAATTTCTCACAACGGAAAGCGCTAAATGGTAACAGTTTATACATATTTTTACAAGCAAAAAAGCCGCCTCCTTATGGAGGCGGCTGGACCCTTATTTTACAGCTTTTCTGATTTCGAGCTCGTGCTCATAGCAGCTTTTGCAAATCAGATGGCCAATGCCAATATCGTTCTGGATGGCCGCAGACGTATATGCGTTGTGCTCGTTGATGGTACGTCCGCACGCAGCACAATTGAGTTCTTCGTTGGCATGAACCATGATGTCGCAATGCCCGTTCTGAGGTGGGGTGTACGGCGTATATTGCTTCCTGATGAAATCGTATTTCTGCATTTTATGGCACTCCATTATTCATTGTTTTCTTTCGCTATTATATCACAAATTGTGGTGCTAAACAAGAAAGCAGTCCCCCATAAATTTACGAACAATCGCTGACTTTGGAGATTGTGACGTTTGCTGAAGGATTTGTACCTTTGAGCAGTATCCTGCCGTTAGATTTACGGACTGATTCCGTGAACTTCTTCACCAAAGCCTTGCAGCTATAGATGAAACATTCTGCTTTCAAACTTTGGTAGGAATCCAATCCACAATTTGCGGAACAAAGTCGGCTTATCGGAATATTGCATCGGAATAATATCAAGGTATTTTCGATATCGTTCCGAACGGATGAATCAGTGGCAAATGAAGGCACTTTTGCTTCCTGGACAATTTTGTTGCTTTGCTGTATGATTAAAGTACAACAATTAGGGCAATACAAAAATCGATAACGGCGAGGTACTGACAAGATGGACGCGACAATACAGACGGTTCTCCGGCTCCATGAGCAAGGTATACCTAGAAGAACCATTGCCAAACGTGCAGGCATCTCATTGCAGAAAGTGCGCAAAATACTGATTACGGCCGGGGCCTGGTCAGATGAAACATCAGAAAAAATCGGGAAGCTGCGTGCGAACGGTATGTCAGTTCCTGAAATTGCAGAAGAATTGGGTGTAAAAACCAATACTGTTTGGAGCTATTTGCCATACAGCAAAGGCATGTATAATCAAGAATATCCGACCATTAACGCCATTCGAGTCCGAAATTCGAAGCGAAAAGCAAAAGAAAAAGCCCTCACCTGCACGGATACCGCACAGAATGAGGGCAGTGGCGCTTGCTGAAGGATTCGAACCTTCGGACAGTCTCCCATCGTCGGTTTTCTGGACCGATTTCATCAACCACTCGAACAAGCAAGCAGATGGCGCAGAGGGTGAGATTCGAACTCACATGCCGCGATTTCCGCGACGGCAGCTTAGCAAGCTGCTGCCCTACCGTTAGGCGACCTCTGCATAATGCACCTTTTTGACATAACATAGGTGCTTGTATGACCCCTGGCAGACTCGAACTGCCGACTCCAGCTTGAGAGGCTGGCGACTTGGACCAACTTGTCGAAGGGGCCTTATGGTGTGTCGGACTGGATTCGAACTAGTGAACCGTAACGGAGCGGTTTTACAGACCGTTTGCTTTAACCTCTTGCATACCGACACATATGGTGCTCCCGGCTGGAATCGAACCAGTGACACGCGGTTCTTCAGACCGCTGCTCTACCAACTGAGCTACAGAAGCATGGTGACCCGTGTGGGTTTCGAACCCACAATAACCTCCGCCGTGAAAGGGCGGCAACTCTACCAATTCGTCCAACGGGCCATATATAGCCGCAATCCTGCGGCGAGGGTTTATGCGATGACAAGGATGTCATCAATTTTCGTATCGAGCATTGCTGCTAATATCACAAGGTTATCGATGGTGGGAAGCGCTGTTCCGGCTTGCCATTTAGCAACCGCCTGCGGAGACACACCGAGCATGTCAGCCACATCCTTCACCTTGATGCCTGCTGCCTTTCGCAGGGCCTTGATATTGGCACCTGTCTGCTGGATATCAATAGTAGGAACGTTCATTTTTCTTGCTGCCTTTCTGTATTGCAGGCAACAAAAAAGCTGCCTGCCGAAATCTCGACAAGCAGCTATGACATGCAGTTATCGCTTAGAAGACGCACCGCATCTGTACATGGTCTGTTTTTGCCTGTCGAGGAGTATGAGAAATAAAACTGCGTTCAAAGGACATGAACTCAGAATATTCGTAACTATACTCGTACGACATGACATTAACAGTGTTGCACAGCATTTTGAGGTATCTCCTTTCGTTTCGTTCTGATATTATTATACCATGTTTTCGCAATCAACTTGTGGTTTAGTTTTTTGGTCTGTATACTCTCCAAAACAAAAAGCCGCCTCTTATGTGAGGACGGCTTTTCTTATTGTGGCAGGGGTAACACGACTCGAACATGCAACAAGCGGTTTTGGAGACCGCTGCTCTACCACTTGAGCTACACCCCTATATAGATACTCCAGCTGGGAGTCGAACCCAGAGTAAAACGGGACTTAAAGCCGCCGCGTTTGCCAGTTTCGCCACTGGAGCATATGGCGGGTTGTGCAGGATTCGAACCTGCGGCCCACGGATTAACGGTCTGTTGCTCTGCCAACTGAGCTAACAACCCATAAATGGCAGTTGTTGTACTGCCGGACATGGTACTCCCCGAGGGATTCGAACCCTCAAAACGGTGCGGTTTGAGCGCACTGTGTCTGCCAATTTCACCAGAGGAGCTTATGGCGGGCGTAGCAGGATTTGAACCTGCGACAAACGGATTAACGGTCCGCCGCTCTGCCTACTGAGCTATACACCCACAAAAGTGGCAGATAATGCTCTGCCGGGCATGGTGCGCTCGCGGGAAATCGAATCCCGAACACCCCGATTAAAAGTCGGGTACTCTACCGATTGAGTTACGAGCACTTGTCGCGCATCTTCCGTGCCTTGCTTATGGGAACACAGCTTTGAGGAATCTCACTTCCGATGCGCATGAAAGTGAGCGTTGGTCGAGAATGGTCGAGTCGAACAACCGTTGTCAGGGTCAAAACCTGATGCCTTACCGTTTGGCGAATCCTCGAATATACATTATGTATAATAGCATACACTTTAATAAGCCTGGCTGGAATTCACTCCAGCGGCATTAGAGTGACCTGATTCTGATTTTCTGCATCAAAAAAGCACCCATCAGGCGTTGTGCGTCTGACAGGTGCTCATATCGTGCAGAGTGCGGAAAACAACCGATACTTGGATGATTTTATTCAACCATCACTGCACTATGATTTGCACAAACAGACAACACAAAACAGCCGAAGAGATTCCAATTGCTCCACAGCTTTTGCAATTTATTCTGTTTGTTCATCATAGCAGCAAACATCGTGCAATTTTCCTTTCATCAAATTCAGCGTCTTAATTATACAATATGTAAAAGTCAAAGTCAAGGCTTTTCGTAAAAATAATGGCAGGCCCGCACTCATTGTTTGACCGGTCTCCAAGCAGCAATCCGCGCTATTGCATTCGAGAACGGTATGCCCTCACACGAACACAATTCGCTTAAAGCCTCAGCCATCCTGGACTCATAGTCAGCCAAAGCCAGGTCGATGGGCACCTTGATTTCAGCAGAGCCATTCGTTGTTTCCAGAACGGGAGTCCTCGTGCTTTTCCTTTTGACGCTCCAGTTGTTTGCCAGCAAGTAGTCGTACAGTGCATACGGATTAACTGCGCTTATACCTTCTCTCGATGACAGTATCGTATATGCCCGCTTGTATTTTCTGGTTCTTTCCAAGTCCCTTTCAGTTGGAGTGTGAGGGAGCCTGGTTAAGTCCATATTGCTGCGCAGGTCCGAGAGCTTTACTTTGGCAGCAATAGAATTTTGCTGAATATGCCAAAGATATTCAGCATACGATATACCCTTGCTATGGGTCAACGCACTCACAGCGTCGGCAACCTCTTTTGGAAACCCCGTTCTGATGTCTTCTATTGTGACGGACGTATCTTCGACCGTATCATGCAGAAATGCCACAGCCTCGGCTATTGGGTCACCTTTTACGCCTTCTGCTACAACCGTAACGTGCGCTTTGAAGTAGTCCTTCCCAGCCTTGTCTTTTTGCCCGGCATGAGCCTTAACAGCCCAAGCTCTGGCTTTGGCAACCATCTCAATGTCAGACTGCTTCCACTCTAAAGGAATCGTAATGTTCACTTGTACGCTTGATTTTTTTGCCAACTATATCACCTCATACATATATTATGTATGTATTCTGTGCCGTCAGTCAAACTGCTCAACGAATATTTTACAAAAAATCAAAAAGAGCCATTCATCCCACAGGCAAGCCTGCAGGTTTTCTGGCTCTCAATTATAACCCTATTCGATATAGCAATCTGTTGCCTTGTATTGCTCACAAAAACAAAAAAGCCGGGAAGTCCCGGCAAACATGGCGGCCAGAGTGAGATTCGAACCCACGGACGTTTGCGGCGTCGCTGGTTTTCAAGACCAGTTCCTTAAACCACTCGGACATCTGACCACAAAAGGATGGGGCGGGACCGAAATCCCGCCCCATAGCAAGGAGAAAAAACTATCGATTACCGTTAGTTAGAGGATGGCAAATTAGTGGATGCCCAGGGAAGCGGCATAAGCAGCTTCACGAGCGACAACCTGTGCCTGCAGAGCAGCGATGGAAGCGGCATAAGCGGCTTCACGCTTTTCAGCAGCAGCCTGAGCTTCAGAGGTAGAAGCGTACTGGGGTTCATTGCCAGCCAGAGTGCCAGCATAGCCCTTGACGCCATCAGCGCCCTTAACAGTCAGGACTTCATGACCACAATGGTCACAGACGTAAACGTTACCCTTGCGGGTCCAGTTGTGATAGCCGCAGCTGGTGCAGACGGTGTACTCATTGCCCCAGGTGCCATTGGCAATAGCGGCGGCAATTTCACCGTGCTCAGAAACCTCAACGTTCTTGCGAGGAGCGGTCGGAGTAGTGGTGGTAGTGCCGTTGCCCTTGTTGGAGCCGGTAGAAGTGTTGTCTTTGCCGGTGTTGCCCTTATCAGGAGCCACAACGTCGCCCTTGTCATCGGGAGTGGTGGTGCCGCTGTCGCCGGTATTGTCGCCCTTGTTGTCGCCCTTATCGTCGGGGTTGGTGACATCGCCCTTGTCATCGCCCTTGTTGTCATCCTTGCCGTCATCGGGAGTGGATGCAGTAGTGGCTTTCAGGGTCAGGACATTGTCGTGAATGTCATCGCCCAGGTAGTAGAACAGGCGGTCATGGTTCAGGCTCTTGCTGGTCGCGGTGTAAGTATCGCCGGAATCGGTGGTCCAGGCTTCAACGCTCTGACCATCAACGCTGCCGGGGAAAGTGGCGGTGTCAGTTTCGGTCAGCACAGTGTTGCCGTCAATCTGATAGTTGATGGTGATGGAACGCGGATTACCTTCGGCCGCATAGCAGGAAGTGATGCCTTCAGCGGTGAACCACTGGTCAACTGCATCGTACGGCAGAGTGTCGCCGGGATAGTAGTTGTAGGTGTAGCCGCCGTGGCCCTGCAGGGTAATCCAGTAACCGTAGTCATACTGGCTTGCCGGGAACGTCATAGAGCCGCCCGGAGCCAGGTCCTGGGAAGAACCGTTGCTGAAAGAGAAATGATAGGTGTCGCCGGTGGCTGCGAATGCTGCGACAGGCAGACAAGTTGCCATCATACCGGCTGCTGCAATCCCTGCGATTGCTTTGATGATTTTCTGATTACTCATGCTGTGTACTCCTTTGCTTTTTTGATTTTTTCGTCTATTTATCTGAATTTATTCAGATACCGGTTTGAAAGAAATCAGCCGCAGCTTTGCTGCGTTGCCCACCGTCCGCCGCGTGGAGGCTGTTTGCTTGGACGGCTGGCGCGGAGTTACCCGCGCCAAATGGGAAATAAAGAGGTATGAAAGGAAGGATATTACTATGAAACGGATGATTTTCACGCTTCACCTGTGTCAGCTCAAATGAAGCCATGCGACCAAGATTGGGGAAAGGAAAACCTTGATGCCTCAGGAGCCGTTCCTCTTCCTGAGAACAATTGTATTATACCATATATGTGGTATCCTGTCAATGAAAAGACACAAATATAGTGTCTAAATTGTAAACAAACATTAAGATACCACTATATCTAGTGGTTGGGGCAAGCGCATCAAAAATGCCTTGTGGTTCCGGCAGATTGCAGGGAAGTCAGCAAATCTTTAGCCGAACCTACCATGGAAACCATAGCGCCACTTTTCGCGTACAGGTCGGCAATGGAATTTTCCTGCCCCTATGGTTAGTCCTTCCCAAGAAAACGCACCCACTGTGTACGCTTGATTGGCTTGCTGTCGAAAGCACAGTGCTCGTCATGATAATCCGGCATCAGTTTCCGCTGGAAACACCTCGTACACGCTGACATACAGCATCCCCGGCTTGTAGTCAGCGTACTCAACCAAGCGTTTTTGGTCGTATACTTTCACGTCAGAGTTATCGTCCGCTGTGAGCCAAAGATATTTCACATGTTCGGCATAGCGCGGGTCTTCGATACGATAGCTCTGCCCCTCTTTGATTTTCAAATGACGTGCATTTGCTTGGGTACGCGAAAACTCAACGAATGCGCCGTAGTCGCCAATCACGATTCGGTTATACCCGCTGGCAATGACCGTGCCGCTTCTGGTTTCGAGTTTGGCCGTATCGCCGGATACGTTGCACCATTCCGGCAATGCCTTTTGAAACTCGGCTCTCACATCGCAGAAGAAGGTACGCGGGATGGGTTTGTATTTGTATTCGCGGGCAAGCTGCTCTTGATATTTAAGCATCCGAGCGCCGGTTTCCGAGATTTTGTGCTTCATGATTAACTCATCCACTTCTTTTCCCACTTGTCGTATTCGGCAACTTCCCGTTTCACGGTTCTACCATCTATCTTGTATATCGTGATACGTTGTGCATAGTTTGCTGCGTGCTTTTGCAGCTGTTGCAGGGCCTCTTCCTCAGAGTCCGTTTGCTTCATCCAGAACAACTTTCCCCTGCTCACCGTAGTCACCCGTATAGCTGCTTCGGATGATTCGTGCGGCACGGTCGTTCTCCTGCTCTTCGTAGGCTTTAACAATAAAATCGACGTAGGTTTTGAACTTCTGCTCGTCACCGTCTCGATGTGCTTCAATGAGTTTTCCAATCGTGACAACGTTGATTTGGTTCATGATTTTTTGTCCTCTCTTTCCATACTTTAATTATACTCTTCCGTCAGACTGAGGTGTGATTTTCTAACGATTGTTAGCGAAAAATTCATAATTTGAAAGGGCAAAAGCTGAACGTTGGAACGTCTGAATCAGGGTTTTCAACCTGGTATTTGATGACTCTTTTTTGAGCTCCTAAAGCCTTGTATGTCTGCTCAGCATTCACACATAAGCCGTTGGCAAAGAAGAGAGTGGAACCATTGCGTTCACTGATATTTTCGGCAGAATACATTTTTGGCTTTCTGATTCCGGGGTCAAGATGGATTCCACCACGCATCAGCTTTTCAGCATAGAACCAGACATCAACGCGGGAGAAAATGTAAAGCAGCTGCGTGGTTCTGAAATAATAGAGAATCTGGTCCGCACCACTCCTGTATACCCAGCCCGGGGTGTGCCATAAAGGGTCGATGCCATCCCGATACCGCCGCGCTACCCGTTGTTCGTTCAGAGCGTCAGGCACCATGGAGAAGTAGTCCACCGAGGTTTCCAGGTAGAAATTTCCGGTATTGTGACTGTCCACTTTCGCTTCCAGGCCAAAGGTCTTACCATTCTTCTTCCAGACAATGAAATCGGTATCTTTGTCTTGATATGATTTATCCTGAGTCACGTCATCGTAATGGCTAATGCCATGATTCACTTTGATAATCGGGTCGTTAAGGAATTTGCGAGCCAAGTCTTCTCCGAATTTTCCCTCATCGAGTTGCTTTGACATCTTAAACTGACGAGGGCTTTCTTCCCAGGCTATCATACTTTTACACGGCATCTGCCGAATTTTCAGGCAGCTGCGATACGATATGTGCAACGATACGTTCTGTACAGGCATTGACAACGGCGCTGGCAGTCCGCTGTTCACGCAGCGAATGGCAGAGTTCGTCGAGTTCGGATTCCGTGAAGGGATAGTCTGCCGAAGCAAGGAACTTCTTGCACAGTTCTTTCATGTCATCGTCGCCTAAAGGCTTGACGCGGTGTTTGAAAGTGAATCGGCGAATGAGGGCTTCGTCAAGGTTATCGACGCGGTTTGTAGTGCCAATGAGAATGACGTCATTCGGGAGCCGGTCAAGTTCCTGCATCAATGCGATGGTGACGCGGCTCATTTCAGCGACATCATCGCGGCTGCCACGGCACATTCCGATGGCATCAATTTCATCAACACAAAGAACACAAAGCGTGCGCTTTGCGTAATCGAACACTCTTCCGATGTTCTGCTGTGTCCGGCCAAGAGCAGAATTGACTAGGCCAGAGAATTTCAGGAAAACAAACGGTAAATTCGCCTTGTGTGCAATGTAGCGGGCCAATTCAGTCTTACCAACACCAGGAAGGCCCGTCAAAAGCAAAGAGCAAGTATAGTGGATGCCAAGCTCCTTGATGGCTAAAGCTGCTTTTCTGGTGGCCAAGAGCTTGTTGATGACTGTTTCTTCCTCCTCGCGGAGCAGGAACCGGCTCTCAGGGAAATTCGTGGCATCCTCCGCAATCAAGAGGTTTTCCAGGTTGGCGGGCAGCTGAATCAGTTCCGGTTTCAGAAGATTCAACTTTCTGAGTTCGTTTTCTTTGAACCTGGCGTCCTTTTCGGGTACATTCTTTTCAAGCATGATTCGGCACTGAGTCTGCGCGTTTCGAATATCGCCATCCACCACAAATCGAATTAAATTACGTACGTCGTCTGTCATTTCATTTCCTCCTAAAAAAGAAATAGGCCGCCAAATGGCAGCCTGTTAATATGAGGTTATATTCTGATTTTTGTTTCTACTGCAAATAGTGTTTACCGTCGAAACAGAGAGATTATATTCAGTGGCAAGCGCCTGCACCTTCTCGCCTTCCCTGTGGCGTTTAGCAATCAGTGCATTACGTTCCGTGTTTTTTCGCGGACGGCCGCGTTTCTGTAAAATTCCAGCTCTGACATTTTCCTGATGAAACGTTTCATAAATCGCCGTTTTAGAGATTCCGTATTCCTTGGCAATAGTGCTGACCGAGACCCCTCTTTCGATTTTGCTTCGAATATCGGAATTCCTTTGATTGGTCTTGTCTTTCAGCGCCTTGTGATAGTATTCCTGACAGGTTTTTCCAACTTGGCGCATGTCCTTGTAAAGAGTGGATTTTGAAATACCGTATTTCTCACAGATGTCTTTTGAGGACGTTCCTGCCTCATAATCCGCAAGAATCGCCTTGCGCCTTTCATCCAACTTTTTGGAATTTGTATGTAAATGCCCTGCAAGGACGGTACGGACACTGCTTCGAGACAAAAAGTATTTTTTAGCGATTTCCTTATCAGTCATTCCGGCTTTCGCATCTTCCAACATAGCCGCATTGCGAACTTTCGTGGCAGCAGACTGCTTTTTCTTGTTCTTCTTAATCGTAGCTTGAGCGTATTCAGAAACAGTATAGTAGCACTGCTGATAAGTCACGCCATGCTTCTTTGCGATTTCAGCAACCGTCATCCCGGCTTTCGCATCTTGAATCATAGCTTCGTTGAGAGGTGCTCTTTTTTGCTTTTTTGCAAGATTCTTTTCTTTTGCTAGGTCTCTCACCATGGCATAGCAATAAGAGCTTGAAAAATACGTTTCCTTGGCGATTTCCTTGACAGTTTTGCCAGAAAGATACATTTCCCGGACTTTTTCTCGGTCTTCTTTGACCTGCTGCTTCGCAACATCTTTCTTTGATGCAGCCATGCAATTATTCCTCACTTTGACAACTTTTACTTTTCCCTGGGCCTGGATTATACCGCTTCATGGCGCGATATACGCTTCCCTTTTTGAGCCCGTATTCTTCCGCAAGCTCTTTGACAGAAACGCCGTTTTTGTATTTCCTGACCATCTCGGCGTTTCTTTTCTTGCCAGTCTCGATACGGTTTTGGCTGTGGATTTGTCGGCCATTCTTTCCGTGCGCATGAAGAATCCGATAAAAGAGCGTTCCACTGATGCCGTATTTTTCCTGAAGCTCCGGAGATTTTGCGCCCATCTCATATTCATGAATCATCTGGGTTTGCCAGGCTTTCTTCTTTGCTTTCCTCTGCCGGGCCTGTTCTTCGTAAAAGTCCTTCAGACTATATCGGACAGTAGAAACACAGATTTGATACTTTTCGGCCAGCTGTTCCTGGGACATACCGTTCTTGGCATCCTCCAGCATCTTTTCATTTCGTGCCCTGACTTTGTCATGAGTTAGACACACGTGGGTAATCTTGTTAATCGGCATTTTCGCTATTCTCCTTAGCTCTGGCTTTTACGTTATACTGGTAAATCCCATTTTGATGAAGGATAAGGTAACCTAGTGAAGGGCTGATATTTACCTCCCTGCTCAACTCGATAATCGATTTTTGAGGATTTTTTGTGTAAGCATCAAGAAAAGTTTGGTTCCGCATCTTTTTCTCTTTTTTGAGAGCCGTTTCAATATGATTGTATTTTTGGCTTTCGTACTCTCCGCTCGAATGCAAGATTGCATAAATACGCTGCATGGAAATGCCGTACATCTTGCCCAATTCTTTGGCCGTCATACCGCCTTTATACTGTTTAACAATTTGCTCATTTCGAGTGGCAAGTCTCTTCCTCTTTTTTTCAAAATAACGAGGCGGCTCCTGCGTACCTTTTAGAATCTTGTAGCACATCGTTTCTGAAAGATTATATTCCCTCGCGATTTCTAAAATCGGCTTTCCATTTTTGTAATCTTCGATGATGCTTTTATTGCGGTTCATGCGTTCTTCTTTGTTTGACATAAAGCCTCCGATAAAAAGAAAGAGCAGGTTCAAAACTGAGCCCGCCCTAGCCTTTCGGTCGGATTTTGTCCGGCCAACGATATTTTTTGATGCCTTTCGTTCTATATTTTGTATTATATGCAATTCGCACAGATGCACAATGTTTTTCTTTCTGGTAATTTATGGTATGTGATGTGCAAAAAAATTAGACCACCACCCTTTTTGGGGCAGTGGTCTTGATTGCTATTGCTTTTGAAAATCAATCCAGTAGTTTTCCGGCCTTGTATGAGTGGTACAAATAGCTCGGATTGCAATAGTAAGTTGCAGTATTAAAATCTGAGATGTCATCGCTAATGAACGAGGAAAATACATCAATTACATCCTGGACACTAGGAGTGCTAGTACAGTCAAAGATGATGCGCTGGTACACTTTTCCGATATCTGTATAAGATGGAACCTTGTAATGGCAGTTAGACACCGTATCATACGTTCCTTCCGGCACAGGAAAAAGCTCACAAATTTCATCGGCAGATTGCTCAAAGCTCTGGCAGTGAAACACATCCGCTGAGTCGAGAATTGCCTTGACTCCGTTTGTGCCAAGAGCAGAAACCACATCCTTGCGATGATTCCTCGTAACGCGGCCGATATATTCAATCAGGCTGCAGGTATAAAAGACATCGTTTTTGCTGTAGGTTGCAGTTTCAGTCATACTTCAATCGCCTCCTTAAAAGAGAGACATTTCAAAGCGACTTCCGTGTGAAAGCTGATTTGATGCGTGGGATGCTTGAATTTTGCCAACGCCCAAAAAGCTTCACGGCTAATATCACCGCTTAGAAAGTCGTTGACGTAGTTCCAAATGGTGTCATCCGCCATGGGTCCTTCCACAATATCATAGTCATGATGTTTGCCCGAGCGACATATAGCAATAAAATCAAGCCACTCATCACTCATTTCGGGGAATTTCTTAATATTTAGAATAGGAGATTCTGTATATTCAAACACGTTGACAATACCACGAGACCTGCCTTTTTTTGACCAGCGAGCGGCTTGTTCGTAGTTGTTAGTGCAATAGAATCCCCATGAAAAATCTTTGGCGTACCTTGTTTTTCTGACCTCAGGGTTGCGGACTATTACATCGCTGCCATGATACAGAACCATTATTATCACTTCCTTGTATATATTATACTTGTTTTTATGTGTCAACACAATCATTTCGTATGATTTTGGTTCCTACGCTTTTTGCTGAAAGAACCCGAATCAAAGTTTCGTTCTAGGAGTATCGGCTGTTCGATTCCCCCGGCAGCCACTGCTGAGGATAAGCGCGAAGCAGATTTTTCGGTACGCAGTCATTCAGAGCGGAATTCTCAGCAAGAGCCATATCAATGATGTAGTAATCATTGCCGTTGCGCATTACATCGACGCTCCACTGCCCTGTCAACTCAATGCGAGGAATAACCTTCTTCAGCTCAGCCAGAACAGTTTGAACGCTTTCGTGGTAACGCTGGTTCAGAATGTCTTCATGCATCTTGTAGACAACATAATCATGGCGTTCCTGTGGGCTGCTGACTTTTTTGAATTCGTTCTTCATAACATCGCTGCGCCAATAAGGACTTGCGCCAAGGATTTCCTTTGTATCAAAATCCACAAACACGCGATATTCAGTGTGCAGCGGCAAACCGTTGTAGATGGTGGGGTTATTTTCTTTGTCCTTGATGTATTCTCTGACGACCCACTCGTTCGTGGTGTTCGCGCCGTAGAAGCAGCGATTGTTCAGAGGGGATGCCATCGAGCATGTCAGATGATTCAAAAACAAGAAATACTCGCCCATCTCATTGATTTCCTTCGGGTTATGGATATGAGCGTTGCGGAATTCGTATTTGGAAGAATACGTGCCCGTTTTGATAAAATAGTCTTCGTATCCATCAAGATGGAAGACTTTCTGGCAATAACGGTTCACGATTTCCTTTGTAACGGGATTCAACGTCTCGAAACCAAGGCGGGTAAGCTGCAGCATGGTGATAGGTACGCGAAGAATTTTTGTGTCCGGAACCTTGAAAAATGCGCTGCCGTACAATCCCTCTACCAGAGGAGGAAACCAGAAGCCCATAGAGTTGGGGTTCATCTCAAGCATCTGATAAGTGAAGTCATCAAGGTCGAGGATGTCAAGACCTTGACGGAACATGTTGTAGTAGAACATTTTTGTGCTGTCGTTCTTTGCATTCTTGTAGCCTGCGTAGTTTTGAAGCAGTTCCTTGTACGACGGCTCAGAAATGTCAATCTTCATCAACTTTCCGGTGAGCTGCGGACGGAGTTCTTCGGGGTAGCGTTTCAACTCCTCGTTTGTAACCTCTGTCATAAAGTCGCGGTTGGCAGAGTATGTCACATAATAGCCACCGCGTTCCGCGTTGTAGATGTACAGACGCGTTTCAAGCACCAGTTCTGTGACGATGCGGTCAATGAGCGAATTGAGTTCCGGTGGGAAGTAGACCTTTTTGTCGAGAATTGCTTTGACTGTAGCTGTATCCCACTGGAGCATATTTTCATGCAGCTCTCCGCTTTCAAGAACCTGTGTCTTATAGACCTCATCAAAGGTTTTGAGGGCATCAGGGTTAGTTTTGAGCATTGCTGCAAGCTCCTCATAGGAAAACGGCTTATCTTTCTTATCGGTTAAGATGGCGCTGATTTGTTCAAACATGTCTTTTGTTTCAGTCATTTGTGGTCTCCTTTTCTAAAAAAGCCACCGTTTCTGTAGGAAAACAGTGGCAATGTATAAGTGATATGGTTTAGCTTGCAATGTACAACTCGCTGTTGGAAATGTTCTCCAGCCAGTTTTTGTTCATTACATTACCAAAACGATATTTCTTCTGCGACTTGTAGGACCAATCGCAGCCGGAAACGACATCACCGATGGCGTTCAAGTACAGCTCGCCGCTGTAAAAGTCGATATCGCCGGTTTTGTTGAATTCGTATTCGAGCTTGTCTACATGAGGTTCACGCTTCTTATAGATATTCGAATCGAGATTCTTAGCACGCCCTTCGTTCAGTAAATAAGCCAGATGAAAGTCCGTTACCTTATCGTTACGGTTATATTTCAAGCCACTAAGGATACTTTTACTTTCATATGGGATTACTTCGTGGAAGTTATCACTGCTGATGCAAAGACCGCACATATAGTCATCTTTTTCATCGCAGTAGGCCCACCACTCCAGACTCGCCATAGCAAGGTCAGCCATCTTATCGACAGCTTTTCCGTTAGTGACCATGTAAAAGCTTCCAACGGCGATACCGCGCTCTTTGACAGCTTTCAAGGTGTATCGAATTGCCGGTATATTCAGAGAGATTTCCCCACCGGTAAAGGTAAGAGAGCTGATATAAGCTCCCTTCTCAAAGTTGTCGAGAAAAGCATCGATGTACTTCTCCTGAATATCGATGCTTTCGGCATCTCCGCGCAGGCAGTGCGCACAGCACATATTGCATCGGCGCGTAACTTCTATGAATACGCTGTTTGCGGCATAAATACGCATTTTTTCATGCCCTTTCTGTTATTCTTCCGCGCAATCGTCGTAGTCATCCGTGAAACTCTCGTTGCGGTCAACGACAACATTCACATCGGGCGGAGCAATTTTAGTCAGACCATAGTTCAAGAAGAACAAGCCGGGAATGTCATCGACATTGCCCCAGTTCCAGCAACCACAGTTGATTTCCAGCTGTCGTTTGCCTTCATCCGTCTTGAGATAGTCCTTGACAGCATTGCGCAGGACCGTTTCGGGGTCACGGATTTGCTCCGGATTGTAGCTAAACTGAATCAGTGTGCATTCCGTTGCGGATAAGCCAATGACCTCATTGGCGACGATAGTGAATACTTCTATCGTAAGTTCCCTCCCCTCACGCGTTGACGATACCGCCGTGCTTGGCCAGAACCGCGTCTACGGTTTCTACGGGCACATACCCGTAGACCGTAGCCAGCGGTGCCTCGTCGTCTTCAGCAAACGGCAGAAACTCTTCGACCTCCTCAGACAAGTAGCTGAGTTCGACCTTAGAGTAATTGCCGTCCGACAGGTCTTCGTTCGGTATGCAGTAGTGCATGCCGCTTGCCTGAATCGACAGGGTGAAGCCGTCTGCACAAACTGCTTCCGGACGAAGTGCAGCAGTACCAAAGATGGTCTTGCTGAAGGTTTTGCGGAGAAATTCGTTGGTATTGAAAATAGCCATAGTAATATGCTCCCTTTCTGTGTGTGAGATGTTTCTTAGATGTACTTTTCCCAGAAGCGCTCGAACTCTTCGTCCGGCATCTGGGCTTCGGTTTCATCCATCACGCGGTCGTAAGTATCGCTGGAAATGTCGGTCCCGACAAAATCAGCAACAGCCTCATGTCCGCGCTTCTGGATGGCATCCTTCAGGATAGCCCAACGACATTCGTGAATGGCATCATCCAGCGTTTTGTTGCCATCAGGCTGCCAATACTCGCCTGTCTGCTGAATTCTATAAAACTCATCCAGCGCATCATCAACATTGTTTTCGAGAAGAATATCGTCAATAAAATTGATAGGATAATCCTTGCCGTTGATTTTCACTTCTGCATAACTGAACGAGTCATCATCATCGGGGCTTGCGCAGCATTCGACAGCAAAAACTTCATGGGTTTTGCGGTTGGCTTTGCATGGCAGATTGAACATTGCACCGGAATCAAAGCAGGACTCAATGCAGGCATTGACCACATCGCTTACGGGAGACTCTGCAGCCTCCTGATATTCCGGCATGTGCCAGATGTCGATGCTTGCCTTGTTGGTATCCTCAATGTTACGGACCTTCAAGACACGGACACCCTTCTTCTCCATGTGAATGACGGCACGGCACAGGTCCACACGGATTTCGCGTGAATCCATAATGGTGCCACGGTCATCCTTAGGTAGGAAGATTTCGATAACTTTGTTGATATCGGGGGTTTCGGCGACGAAATAGACTTTGTCATCGTGAATTTTGAACATTGCATTACGCTCCTTCTTGTTCATACAAAAAGGGCGGGCTCCCTAAAAACAGGAAGTCCGCCCTTTAAGCGAAATTGTGAATGTACGAAAGGCATAAAACCCTTTCGATATGGAATGTTATCTATCGTACAATTTTTATTGTAGTCGGTTCGCACAGCTTGTCGAGTAAATCAGGTGCAATTTTTATGGTTTGCAAATCCCACACGCCGAATACCCTTCCTGGATGAGCTCATCGCGGGGCCCCATATAGTCGATTCGATTCTTTTGACTCATCGATTCGACTGCAGAGCAATCGGGTTTGTGAAACTTCATAGTGCTCGTGTTCAGAACGTATGTCTCGTCTATGACAAGTGAAGCTTTGTCCTGTTCATCCTTGGAATCTGCAGCACTACCGGCTTCAATCCGATTTTCATCATGATATTCACCGGAAGTGAAACTTACCTCTTTGCCATCCGAGGTGCAGTAAATATCACCCAGCAGGTCTGTGCGATAAACCTCGACACCTTTGTTTTGCAACTTGTCGAGTGTTTCCTGATGTGGATGACCGTAACTGTTCCCTGTGCCACAAGAAATCACAGCATATGTTGGATTTACCGCATCCAGAAAAGCCTCTGAGGTAGATGTACTTGAGCCATGATGCCCTACTTTCAGAACTGTTGACTGAATGTCTTGTCCCGATGCAAGTATCACGTTTTCCGCTTCCTGTTCCGCATCTCCGGTAAAGAGGAACGAGGTGTCTCCATAGACAATACGCAAAACAATCGAAGTATTGTTCGTGTCATCGGGAACAGAATTAACACCAACTATCGTGAATTCTGCTTTCCCTAGAGTATAAGTGTCTCCCACATCCGGTATGGTAATGCCTCCGCCTTTCTGTTCCGCGTGGCTTGCAAAGTCCCGAAATGCTTTGCTGTCGTATTCTGTCACAGGGCATAGAGTCATGTCCGCAGTGACGGCCTCAAAGGCACCGGACAAGCCGCCGATGTGGTCTTCGTGCGCGTGAGTCCCAACGACATAATCCAGGTGCCCATCGGTTTCACGCTGCATAACAGAATATAAGAGGTTAGAATCATCTACATTACCGCCATCAATAAGCATTGAGTGGTCGTCGCAGGTAACAAGAGCGGAATCCGCCTGCCCTACGTCTATAAAATGAATGGTAAAGCTGCCGTCCACCGAACCGCCAGCCGTCTGTTCACTGCTTGCAGTGCTTTCTGAGACGACCCCGGTGCTGGATGGACTTTCCGATATTATCGGATTCTGACCGCAGCCGGTGAAGCTGAGTGCAAGGAGCGTAGCGATGATTGCCGCCGTGCTCCGGAATAGATTGTTTTTGAGTTTCATACTTTTTCTCCTTTCAACAAAAAAAGCGGACCTACCCCGCTATGGGATAAGTCCGCTTAAAATACAGATTGTGAATCCTACTGATTTTTAGTATCTGTTCACATTTTATATTGTACTGCGTTCGTATATTTTGGCAAGCGCTATTTTTCGCCAAACTTAATGTCGATATATACGATTTCAAAGCACAGTGCAGCGCTCAAAATAAATCCGAAAACAATGTAGGATGGATGAGTCAAGGACCAGCCAGGATTCGCTAGATACCCATGCCAATATCTAATGTTAAGTACAAAAATAAACACCGGCAGAATTAGATACCAGATGCTTTCCAGCACAATTTTGATGTCTTTTCGCATTTCACTCGCCTCGAAATTCGAGCGGAATCATGGCCTGGCGCTTCCGGCTTTCTGTATACCAGAAAATACTAAGTCCGGCCAGGATGGCAAAAATGATGATTTTCAAAAGCTTCTTCATTTATTTCTCCTTTTATGCTGCGGATGCAAAGATGTCACCGCAAGGGCAGTTATAAAACATTTTATACCGACTTGTCACGGCCGATATATCCCAATTCTTAATATCTCTCTCCTTTTTTAGAAAATTTTTATCGCTGCGAATATCTTTATGGCATCGTGATATTCGCAGAATAATTGTTTATGCTTTGCTCATTTTTGTCAGTCGTTTGGTAACTGACATGATGAGCCATTTCTGGGTTTTCTCTGAGAGTTGGCAGGGCTTGCATTCGATTTTCTTGCGAATCCCGCAGGTACTTTCGCCGTTGTAATATAGCAGAACTCCTATACCATCAGGAATCTCATCTTTGACTTTCTTGTATAGTGCTAACGGCATCGCATAGTAGTTACAGTGCCCCACAAAGTTGTGGCCATGGTCAGAGTGAAAGTCACTCACGGAAACCTTAATTTCTACGCAGGTGACGACGGTGTCGATGGTGTATGTATGTTTCGTTTTGTATAGCCTGCAGAACCGTTCCGTACACGGTTCATTACGAAAACTCCAGTTGGCGATATCTTTAGGGCATGATACTTCCTGCGTCCACTGCCGGACGGACGGCATAACTAAGTCTCTGTCCTCATCCCTGTACATTGAGAGTTTGCAGGTCCCACATTTTGTTTCTGATGTGAAGCACTCTTGGACCCGAACGAAGTCAACAAGACCGGATTTTATCGAGCCACACTCGACAGGTACTTCCAGAGCGTCGAAGCCTTGACGGAACGAATCAACCCGGTATCCACCATAGTTGGCAGGATGCCAAACCTTTAGCGCTGATTCTATTTTATGAGTCAGAAGAGTTTTTGCCATGGCTGCTCCATTCCTCATCGAATGATTTCGTGTGCAATAACGTCGGATTCCGTACAAAAGATATCGCTGTAATCGGCCTCATCATTGCCCGCACAGACCTCATGCTGATATGGTGCCGTGCCCTTGCGTTCAATTTCAATGCGCCAAATGCCATCGATATAGCGCACGACAATAATGGTATCGTCGTCCAGGAATAGCCGAACTCCCTTGACATCGAAGCAACCAATTTCATCGACCCCATAGTTGGAATTATCCAGGCAGACAAGGTCGTCACTGGACCCATAAATTTTGACCACGTTGCACCTCACACCGTTTTCTGTTCGCTGGTGACAATGCGCGGGATGAATAGAAATTCAGTCTTTCTTGTTTCAGTGTTGGTTCTCCGAATGACCGTGCCATCCCGAACGATTTTCACGCCATCCTTATTGATGACAGGCTTTTCTTTGCCGACGAAGTTCATCAGTTCCAGCTCTTCAACAGTGTAGTTATCCCGGTGCAGCCATTCCGTGAGCTCACCGTCATCGTCGAAAACCGGGACAGCCTCGCTTCCCAGCGTGCTCCTTGCTTTGAATTCATTCATAGTTTTTGTCCTCCTTGCAACAATTTTCCATGCGTATTATCAGAATTTCGGGATTATATCTGAGCTTTGCAACATTCGTACAGCCGCAAAAAGTCAAGCTGATTTAATTTAGGTTTATACCGCCTTCTTCGTCTTCTTGGTTTCGGGCTTTACGATACCGCCGTTGGCATCGTAGACATTGTATGGGAAGTCACCGTTATTGACGCGCTTAGCAACGCGCTGCCCGGTGGCAGTCTTATAATACTGGTTCAGTCGGTTTGCAGTACGGAAAAAGGCAAACCTTGCATACTGTGTGCCGCGCTTGACACGGTTTTCGCGCAGCAGTTCGTCCCGCAGCGTGATAGCATAATGTTCGGCTTCATTGTTGGTGAACCCCGAATAGAACACGTCCATGAACTTCTCGATATAAATAGCGGGAACATCGTTCATGGCAGCCACAATGATGGCCGCTGTTGTACCTGCGGAATTGAGTCCCGGCAGCGTAGCCTTCTTGATGCACTTGGTGGCGGATTCGATTTGCGTGCGGTATTTCATCAGCCATTCGCTCAAAGCTTCCTCGTGACTGAGGTTCGAGCCTGCGAACACGCGGCCGATGAGGTTTGCTGCGGAGAGAATCGTATTGTTCGTCCAGCTCATATCGTACTCGGACATCTGCACGCGATTTGCCATGGAGCGGATGTTCCCGGAATCGATGTGCTGAGACTTGGCGGCATTAAAGGTCACGTTCATACGCACGGTCACGCCTGACTCAACGATAGCAAGCAGTCGATGCTGACCATCGACCAGCGTGCCATCGGAGGCGATGGCGATACCCTGATGCGTTGTATCCCAATGCCCTTCTCTCATGTCTTTCGCCATCTTTTTGACTTTGGCGACGTTCACGTTCCGATTGTTATCGTTCCTCTCAAGCCATTTTGCCGCCTGTTCGGGCGAGATTTCGTAGCCGTCCCGAGTCCTCTGATTAAAATTATAGCGTCCCATCTGTAATTCCTTTCTGCCTATGTGGGCATATGTCTGATATTTGTTATGTGATATTCAGAAGGATTTTCCGATTTGTGATTATATTCGTGTTGGTCGAGTTGGCGTGGCTGCATCGAAACAGTGCGCAACGTTCTGAGTCTGTGCATAACACCTCCTCTCACCAGCGGCGATAAGGTATCCCTGCCGCTGAGGTTATGAGTCCTAGCTCTGTCGTCTGAATCAGCCAGAATCGCCAGCAACTCATCGAGGATGCCGATATAGTTGTCGTCATTGATATACTGGATGGTGTTAATCATGGCCGTTTTCAGTGCATTGAGAGGCTCTCCGCGCATTGAACCGGAAGTATCGACAACGAACAAAGCTATTTCTTAGTCTGTGCGGGTGTATCCGTGGTCAGCTAACCATTTATGTACTTCATTCGTGACGTCCAATGTATCGATGGAATAGCTGTTAACTCCCAGTTTGCCATTGGAAAGATTCATGCCGATATTATAAATGAGCTTGTGGCCTTTCATTTTGCCGATGGTCGTTGTGCTTCCTGCGGCGAATGTTTTGACTCCGACGCCGAGTTCCGAGTTATTCTCGTAGTCCAGCTCTTTGTAAGTAAAATTGTCTTGTACAAGAATCAGTTTTTTGAAAATCTGATGACTCTGCAAGATGCCATTATGAATGGAAAGGCAGTTTTGCCAATCGGCTTCAAAATCAATCCAGTTCCCGAATGTGGAAGCTGTCAATGGAGCATTAGGACTCTGGTTGATAGCCGCTGCCTCTTGAAGCAGCAGTTTCTTAGGTGTTTTGTATTCCGCTACCGGATAGTTAATTTCGCCCTTGCACAGTATTTTCGCAAATGCTTTGACGGCAAGCTTACCAAAGATAACGCAGAAGCATCCGCAGAAACCAAAAAATGCGCCAAGCAGATAGAATACAAGTGTTGCTGTATGGATGCTTTCGGGGTCGTATCTCTGCGCTGATGCCTCCGAAATAACAAGGCCAATTGGAATCAGCAGCAAGATAATGCCGAAAATTATAAAGGCGATTCCCATTGTTACCCACATCCGACCCGTACCTGCCGGGGTCGCATATTTCAGTGCTCTTTTCCGTTCTTTCTCAGACGGAATCATCTTATCCTTTTTGGCTGCCATGATTTCCTCCTCCTTTTAATCGTGAAATCTGTTGTTGATTTTCTGAATCAGCCAAAGCTGAGCTGCTCCGAGTCAGTTGAAAAGAAAGCCGCCTTTTTCTTTGCCTGCTCTTTTGCGCTCTTACTTATCGGTTTCTTCGTGCCGTTCAGATGATGCTTGCTCTTATACGAATAGCCTTTCCAGGCAGCCTGATAGGAAAGGTAGCCATATCCGTTAGCATTGTCCAGGACCTTATCAGTAGCCGTCTCGACCACAACATAGCGCGGCTGATTGGGCTTTGAAAGTTCAGGACTCTTCACGACACGGTAACTCTTCTTTTCATCTGCACCGTACTTGGAAAACGGCAATGTGGATTCCTTTTGGGGTTTGGCTTTTGCCTTGGTATTTTCGGTATTTCCCTCGACGGAATCCACCAGTTCAGAGTCAAAGAACGCCTCATCAAGAGGTACGTTGGGGCTGTTCTGCTTCTTTGCTTCTTCGATTTTCTGATACATGGCATCTTCGGCGCGGCGCATCTTCCAAACCTTGATGAGGGCTTTTTCCGGGAACGTGATGGTCAATCCCTTTTCCGCCAGCATCTTTCGGACAGCAGGCGTAGCGAAAGACTTGTATTTTGCATACGGTCCTTCTTTGTGCTGCTCGATTTCATGGCTTACCTGAGTCATGTATTCCTCAAACGCCTTGTTCTGGTCGAGCCAGAACTCGACTTCGGAATAAGGAGAATCATGGTCCACGGTTTTTTGAAGTTCGCAACTCTTCGCATAAGCAAGACAAGCGTCTTTCACATCGGCAAAACCAAGCCCAAAATTATCGTTCAGAGTGTTTCGGCGTGCTCCATCCATCACGAAATAACGGCTTCCTTGCTTGATGATGGCGATACCATCTCCGGAAGTGATAGTGGTGGACTCTTCCGCATATCCGTCGTCAGTCCAGCGGTCGATAATCGATGCCGTATCCTGTACAAAGCCTTTTCGGCAGGTGTAATAATCCGCGCCGTTGTAAGCTCGTTTCGTGATGCACTTGAGGATTGCGTCAATCAGAGCGTCCTTATCCTTGATTTTTACGCTGTACATCAGGTTACTTTTCACGTTCCAGACAACGCCATATGGAAGACCCAGCGCAATCATAGAACACGCACACTGCAGAAAATGCTTGTGTGCCAGACTGCTGATGAACTTGATGCAGTAGACGGTGTTGTTCTTTACGACATCCGCAAGACCCGAGGCATAAATCACTTTATGGTCATCAGTATGGATGTCGATATCTCCGCGTGCCTGAACATACTCATCGGGAGTGAACACGGTGCCAAGCCGCATACTGAGCGACATTTTGGCTTTTGCGTTCACAAAAGGAGGCTTGACCTGTTTTACATACCGGCACTGATTCGTTTCGAGTGCTGTGAGCAGTAGAACCTTATCCTCGACCGTTGCGCCCTTCTTGATTTTCAAATACTGCATGTCTTTATGCAGGTCCATGTAATACGCAAGTGCGTCATCTATATCGTAGGAATTAAAGAATCCTGCCTGCATGTAGATGCTGATGCAGGGAGACAAATCAATCATTGCATCCGCTGCCTGCACATCGATGGTCGTATTGTCGTTGTGCTCAATCGGTGTGACTTCCAGCAGCTTATAGCAAGCATCAACATCTTCGATGAATTTGTGGTCGAACATCTCGGAGAACGAAAACGGATGCCGGAACACGCAATTCATACCAGTCGGAGTCATCAGGGATTTATCGCTCAACGGATGGTCATAGTTCACGAAGATAATCCGCTGCTTTCCTCGGCTTGCTGCGACACAAAACAGATTCCGAAGAATCTCATATCGTGACATCGGCTTGTTTGTGCGGGACGACCAGTATTCTTCAGTGAAATCGAACACGACACAGATAGGTCGCTCCATACCTTTGCTGCCATCAAATGTTGTGAAGATACCAACATCTGAGGAAGGTGCTACCGCCTTATCCCCGTCATTGTCCGCGATACTTGCATAGACGTGATGCTTGTCATAGAGGTTTCCGGGGCGATTTTCCAGGTCATTGAGCACCTTTGTCATAGCTCCGATTCGAGCACCCAGGCACAAAACATCTTTCGGGTTTTGTTTATTCAGAAACTCCGTCACCTCATCGACCGACATCTGTTCCACGATGCAGGAACCATTTACGCCGTTGATGGTCTTGCCCCAGATATTGCCGAGTCGTTCTGCCAAGTCATGAGAAATACGGAAGCATTTCGTGAAAACCACCTGTTCATGGCGGCCGAGAAAATCCTGCATGAACTCCCAGACATCCAGCGCTGTATCATCGTAGATTTTCTGCTTCATATCGCCCACTGCGACGATTTGAAGGCCCGGATTCTGAGAACGGATATATTTGAGCAGTTCTGCAATCTCGTCATTGATATCCTGATACTCGTCAATGATAAGAGTATCAATTGGCGGAATCGGAATTTTCTTTTCCAATACCATAGCGAGCTGTTCACCCTGTCCGCAATTCCGGATTCCCTTTTTGTTCAGCAGCAGGCTTGCAAATCCATGATAGTTCTGAACCAAGACATTATGATTTTTGATTTTGTCTTTGGCGTCAAGTTTGAGTAATCGGTTATAGGTCAAGTACAGGATACGCCGTTCTGGAGGGTACGCATCACAGAGCACGTTGATGGTCGATGTTTTTCCGCTGCCAATGCAGGCATCACATAATACGTTTTTGCCCGACAATGCCAAATGTACGAATTCCTGTTGTTCGCTTGACAAATTGTTCAGTGTCATAGCCAAATTCGGACTTCCAACTTTTCACGGGTTGCCCCGTTACTCAGTATGGATTTCTGCTTCATAGAGCGAGCTTACCGCAGGCCGCAGCC